CTTCTAAGCTGTGGGTCATGGGTTCGAATCCCATCCTGATCACGAAGAGCGGAAGTTTATAATTGTTTGATATTTAGCTATTAAACTTCCGCTTTTATTTTAGATCTTTCCCCTTTTGTAGATTAAAAAAAAGGATATAAAGTCCACTTTTGGACATAAAAGCTTATCCTTCGCGTATCCTAAAAAATTTAATCTATATGGCTACTTTAAAATTGACACTTTTCAAGGCCAAGGCTCTCAAGGATGGGAGGCACAAGGTCAGGGTGGCGGTCTGCCACAAGAGAGAGACTTGTTATATCGTGACGAACGTGATATTAGATAGCGAGTCCCAGTTTAAGAACGGTCAAGTCGTAAAGAGACCGGACGCTTCTTTTATAAACAAAAGATTGAGGAATATGCTTAATGAGTATCAAGACAAGCTTGACTCGATTAAGAACCAATCGTTATATACATGCGTGCAGATAAAGGGCATGTTGGTTAATTCAACAGGGGATAACGATATCTCTACGTTCAAGGATGTAAGCTCATCCTATGAAAGGGAGTTGATCGATAATGGGAGTATCGGGTACTCAAAGCTGATCGAGCGGAATTGCAGGTATTTTACCGAGTTCGTTAAAGGGGATATATTCCTTTCCGATATCACTCCAGAACTGATAGAAGGTTATTCTAGGTTCTTGAGGAATAAAAAGGGAATTGGGGAGGCCACGAACTCCATGATGATGAGACATACCAAGACTATAATCAATAAGGGTATAAAAAGAAGGCTTGTGAAATATGATGTCCATCCTTTCGTAAACTTCCAGATAGCGACTTCTCCCGTACGTGAGGTTGACATATCTTTCGAGTCATTTAATCGTTTGCGAATGGCCGATCCTTCGGAGCGTCGATTAAAGGTGGCACATGATCTGTTTTGCTTGTCGTTTTATCTTGGAGGTATCAATCTTATAGATCTACTCGGCATTGATTTCCGTGGAATCGATACGCTGGAATATGTAAGGACTAAATCTAGGAATATGACGAGGGGAGGCAATAAGATCGTGTTCTCTATACCAGACCAAGCGAGAGATATTATAGATAGATGGATGGATAAGAGGACTGGCAAGTTGGATTTCGGATATAAGTTTTCCTATCCTAATTTCTCTAGGTATCTTTCTCGTTCGCTATCCAAATTGGCGCATTCGTTAGGGATAACGGAAAAAGTGGTGTATTATTCCGCTCGTAAATCTTTCGCTCAATACGCTTCCGAGATAGGAATCCCGGATGGGGTCATAGATTATTGTTTAGGGCATTCAGATAAGTCGAAAGGCGTGATACGTTATTATACTAAGGTAAAAAAATTTCAAGCGGACATGGCGATATCAAGGGTAATTGATTACGTTAACAATCCGGATCGTTACCGGGATTATGTGGAGATGAGAAGGGATATAATGATGATGCGTGGGTAATATGTTTTTTTATCATTAATGCTAAATAATATGTGAATATGATAAACTTTCATAAGCCGACAAAGGTTATAGGAATGGGCATTATAGCAACAGTATTACTTATCGTGCGACAAGAGACTATAGCGTTAACCTTGAGTATAAATTGTGCATGTCTTAAAAAATTATCAATAATAAAACGTAAATGTTATGGAAAAGAGCGATCGTCTTATAGAATTGCTAGAGATTTTGAAAAGGGCTGAATGTATATTTATTGAACAATGGAAAATCTTATATAAAGAGGATGAGATTGACATGGAAGATATTTTCAGCATATTCTATAAAGGTAGTAATGATTGTGAAATTCAAGTTAAAAGATTGATAATTAAAAATATAGATAGTGTAGTATGTAATAGGGTGGAGACTGCATGATAATTCGAGTTATAGAAAAGGAAAAATGGACCAATAAAAAACGCCCGTGTTTTTTCTGACACGGGCGTTATACTTTGGCGATGCGAAAAATAGAACTATTTTGTCCTTTCTTGCAGGAGTTTCGATATCTTAACCAGTAATTGTTGCAACTCAAGATTGCTCAACCCTTCAAGATCTACATTTGCAATCTTTATTTTCTTATTGTTCTCGTCAAAGGAATTTTTCCTCTCCTCGAAAAGAGCGGTTACTAACTCGTCTATTTGACCCTTGATCTTTTGAGCCTTTAGCTCATAATTGATAGTTCTTGCCATGATATTAGTTTTTAATGTTATTTATTTTCGATGAAATCTAGCTGATATCCTAATGCGTCTCCTATTTTGGACAGGATGTCTATACCAGTGCTGTATTTACCTGTCTCTATCCGGGCGATGTTTCCCGGGGCCAGACCTGTAAGTTCCGCTAGTTTGTACTGTGATATCCCAGCCTCCATGCGCAGCTGGGCTATCCGCTTGCCTATTCGCTCCCGGTCATTCATATCGCCCTTTCTTTATTTAGATCAATCATTTACTGTTATTATTGTGTAAAATGGAGCCTCCATCCCTACTTGACAGTAGGCGTTGCCTTCCTTGTCTACCCAAACAGCCTTACCATAGCTGCTATCTGGATGATTGGTAGTGGATGTTACTTCAATCTCTTCGCCGTTGAAATTATTTTTAAGATATGTTTTCATATTTACTATTATTATAAAATTTCTTCGATTTGAAATTCCGCCTCTTTTTCCCAGTCAAAAGAGTCCATATTATCTTCGTCTTCGTCTGTCAGATAATAATATGCCGTGACTCTGTAGTTTCCAAACTCTATCGGTTCGCCAGCCCATTCGTTTTTACCTATATGCTTCGGATCCTCAAAAGATGACATTAAGCGGCTGCTTGGTTCTGCCTGAGATTTGAGAGCTTTTTCAACAATTTCTTTCCCGTATTTCTCTTCAATTTCTTTATAAGTATAAGTCTTCATAATATTCGCCCGTCACGCCGGTAGCTCAGCTTTTAATATTAGTTATTATAGCTCTCCCTTTAAAATGTCATTAACGTAAAGCAAAAAGTTTCTGTCGCTTACTTGATCATCGGCAAAAAAATCAAACAACATGCCGTTGCCAAGTTTGGATATTTTTTCAAATGCGGCTTGCATTAATTGAGACGCTTTTTCCCTTGTACTCTCAGGGGCTTCGTTAACAAATTTATCGATTCTTTTTTTGACATCTTCAAGCATCATTTCATGTGCTTGCTTTCTGCCTTGCTCTGTCTTGGATAGTTCTCTATACGTAGATGTATTCATTTCCTTAATGCCGCTTATCCGTTGCCGCCGGTTCTATTGTTATTTTGATATTGCAAATATACTATCAAATTTGATAGTATGCAAGTTTTTCAATGATTATTTTTTATGCTCTATGGCATATTTTCTTTCTCTTTCTCCTCCAGTACCTTTTTAAGCTGATATAGACTCAAAATATCATACTCAAATGTTGGATTTTCCCAGTTTCTTCGGACGGAGTTCAGAGATAAATTTTCGTAAGTCAAAGATATATTGACATTGTGACAGTCTTATCTCGTTAAATGTTATCTCGTAGTTATCAAACCACTCCAAAAGTTGTTTTAGTTCCTCGTTCATGGTATATAAATGATTAACACCCGCAAATATACCCAATTTAACCTTGCGATTTTAGGATATAAATAATTTTGTCTATATTTGCTTCAAGTTTGTGACTTGTATTATTGATTGGATATTATGTTTAACAATATAATATAGGTCACTTATGGATTTTTATAACAACTCATCTCAAAGGCAACAAGTGGACGTTTACTGTCCTGTCCATCATAATTGGATTGGCCACTATGATTATGGCTCCAAGGGGGTCTATTATTGCTGGTGCAAGAAATGCAAGAAAGAAATCAAAATCGTTATGGGAAAATGAAGAGGTTGACACAAAAACAAGAGAATTTCTGTAATTATTATATCGAGTGCGGCGGGAACGCTTCCGAGGCGTACAGGCGTGCCTACTCTTGCGATAAATGGAAGGATAAGTCCGTATGGGAGAAGGCTTCGGCTTTATTGGATGATGTCAAGGTTCAGTCAAGGGTAAGGGAACTGCAAGAGGAGCAGAAAGTTAAATCTGATATAACCAAGGAGAAATTACTGGGCGAGTTAGGTAACATAGCGTTCTCGTCCATAGCCCACCTTCATAATACATGGATAGAACGCAAGGAGTTCGAGAATCTTACGGACAAGGAGAAGTCGGCTATCAAGAGCATATCTACTAAAATCCTGAAGAAAAATATAGGGACGAGCGATGACCCGGAGATCATTGACGTGGAATATGTCAAGATAGAGATGCACGATAAGCTGAAAGCCATAGAACGTATCTGCAAGATGCTTGGCTTTGACGCTCCAACCGTTGTAGACCTTGGCAAATCGCTGATCGGAATAGATACCGGAATAGATGATTAGTGTTCTATTTTTAAATAAATGGCTATGCTTGTTAGAAAAAATACGAGGTCTATAATTTTATAATTGTTCTATATTTAATATTTTGGGAGCTGAGACGGATAACAGGAGGATAATAAGCTACAAGAGGTTCAATCCGAACTTTCACCATTTGAAGCTGGCGTTGGGGAATGACGATATAAGGTTCATCTTCATGTACGGGGGATCGTCTTCCGCCAAGTCTTTCTCAGCGGCCCAAGCCTTCCTGTTGGAATGTATATCCAAGGGCTATAACACGATTGTCTTTAGGAAGACCGGAGCAACCATAGCGGACAGTATCTACAAGACGTTCCAAGAGGCGGCTAAATCATTGCATATAGATACTTTTTTCAAATTCCAAGAAAACCTTATAAGGTGTTTCAACGGGTCCAGTATCCGGTTCAAAGGGCTGGACGATCCGGAGAAGATCAAGGGTCTCGAATCTTATCAGTACGTGTTTTGCGAGGAGATATCCGAGTTCGATGAATCCGACTTGAAACAGATAAGGAAGCGTCTCCGTGGTCGCAAGGGACAGAAGATCGTAGCTCTATTTAACCCGATATCGGAGGATCATTGGATCAAGAAAAAGATATTTGATACCGAGACATTGACCGAGGTGGACAATCATCTGTACGGGAAGCTCAAGGATAGCGTAACGGGTAAGATACTGCCAAAGGAATATTCCGAGATAGGGAGGAAATGGGTCAATTCCGAGCGGACCATATACAATCCAAGAAAAAAGACTTACGAGACGCACCGCCCGGATATGGTTATCATCAAGTCCACCTATCTTAATAATTTCTGGGTCGTAGGGTCTCCTGATGGCACGTATGGCTTTTATGACGCTCAGACGATAGCGGATTTCGAGAGGGACAAGGAAAGGGATTACGCTTATTATCTGATATACGCCTTGGGCGAGTGGGGGACGATAAGGACGGGTGGCGAGTTCTTCCACGCCTTCGACCCCGCCAAGCATAAGGGCAAGTGCCCATATGTCAAGGCTCCCGTGCATATATCGATAGATAACAACGTCCTGCCTTATATCTCCATCTCTTTTTGGCAGGTTGAGACCGGGGATATAACGAGGATAAGGCAAATTCACGAGGAAACCCCGTCCGATCCGTTCAACACGGTCACCAAGGCCGCCGAGATCGCCGTTGAATATCTGGAGGGAATAGGGCATGATGATATGGTCTATCTTTATGGGGATGTATCGACCAAGGCCGGGAATACGATAGATGACGATAAGAGGTCTTTTTTCGATAAGTTCAAGGAGGGTATAGACAAGAGATTCCATAGCGAGGACAGGCTGCCTAGATCGAACCCTTCCGTATCCATGACCGGGGAGTTTATCAACGCAATATATTCTGGAGATATAAAAGACGTGTCCATCATGATCGATGAGAGTTGCGATACGTCGATAAACGATTATATCATCGTAAAGAAGGATGTCAACGGGGCGATGCTCAAGCAGAGGGTAAAGGACAAGATTACGGGTCAGTCCTACGAGAAGGCCGGTCACCTTAGCGATACCAAGCGTTATTTTGTCACGGAGATATTAAAGGATAGGTATACGTCTTTCTCGCTAAGGAGAAGGCACAATAAAAATAAGGAGGAGGATATGAGATATTACGATCACGTAAAATTGGATATATCGAACGCCATGAGGATGGTCTATGTGGCTGTCAATCCTGACGGGCTTGCGGGTATGGCAAAGGTGGCGTTGATGAACGGGAAGGCGTACGTTCTGGATGCCTCGTTGAGGGATATCACGGAGGCTGGAGTTCTAAAGGATTTCTTGCGCCCTATAGGATGGAGTGATGTCGTGTTTGAGAGTGACAAGGCTTATTTCCCTATCGCTAGGGAGATAAGGGAGACCGGGGAGTGCGATATAAGGATAAGAAGGAGGGCTTCCGATGCAAGGCTGAGGATATCCGCCCATTCTGAGACTGTGAGAGATCTGTTTTATTTTCTTGACAATTATGAGGATAAGGATGATTATCTGTCGTTTGTCGAGAATATGCTGGATTATGGAGGCAAGGATGGGGGAGAGTCGCTGTGTTGCCTATCCGCTGTAGCTGAGATTTTGATACGAAACAATATTTAAAACTAATATATTATGGGTTTGTTTGATTTTTTAAGAAAAGAGGATAAGGCGGCGAATGTGCCCGATCGTCCTCCAAGATCGAGAGGACTCGTGGATTTATCCGGCTATCTGGGGGTGTTCAGCCCTTATACCTGTTCCGGGAATTTTATCGAGGCTTTCGAGACCATGGGAGAGGTCTTTTTCCCCGTGGATTTCTTGGCTAGCAGGATAGCGGGCGGCAATTATCAATTAAAATTGGCGAAGGATGATTCCGTGGTGTTCAATAACGAGGAGATGAACCGTTTTTTTAGCGATCCTAACCCTTTATTCTCGTTCGAGGATTTGGTTAAGATGTTTTTTGTCTATAAGTATGTGACAGGTAATGGATTCTGGCAGGCCTCCCCGTCTGTAAGGGGGATAAAGCCTAAGGAGCTATGGAAATGGTGCGATACCTATTGGGTCTTGCCAAGTGATCAGGTCGTGATAAACAGCCCGATGTCCATTCCCTTGTTCCAGCCGTCAACAAAGGAGGATATAATCAACAGCTATCGTATTTCCACCAACTCGGGGCTTATGGATATAGACCCGTCTCTGGTCATCCACTACAAGGATATAAATATGCGCTTGAATAGCTCATACCTAAAGGGACGTAGCAGGTTGGAGACCCAACGTTATCCTATCGCCAACTTGGTCGCCGTGTACGAGGCAAGGAATGTCATATACGTTAAAAGGGGGGCCTTGGGATTGCTGATAAGCAAGAAATATGACGCTGATGGTTCCCTTCCACTCACCGACAAGGAGAAGAGAAACATAAGGAAGGAGTGGAATGATAATTATGGGTTGACTAATGACAGGTCCCAGATGAGCATTGTGGATGTCCCTACGGAGTTCGTGAGGATAAACATGTCCATCCAAGAACTTATGCCTTTCGAGGAGACTTTGGCGGACGCTATACAGATAGCCGGTATATATGGTATACCTTCAGCGCTGATTCCACGCAAGGATATGGCCAAATACGATAATCAGGATATCGCCGAGGTCTCCGTTTATTCCAATATCGTTATTCCTGAGGCCCGGAAATTCTGCCGATCGATGACCTCCTTTCTTGGCCTTGATAAGTCCGGCATGTATATAGACGTGGATTTTAGTGGCGTAAGCGTATTGCAAGTACGTGATAAGGATATGGTAGAGAAGAGGCGTATCGTATCGGAGAAATGCCAGAAGGAATTCGTGGGAGGCGTATTGACGCTGAATGACTGGAGAGCGCAGATAGGGGAGAGCAAGGTAGGGAACCCCTTGTATGACAAGTTGGTTTACGATATGTCTACCGAGGAATTGGCCTTGGTCAAGGAGATCATATCCTTAGCTAGGTCTGGCGGTCCATCAAGGAGCGTCTCATCCTCTTCTGGAGGGACTTCTGATAACAAAAAACCGTCCGACGAGGGCGATGACGATAGGGGTGATGTTGATGATGATAAAAAATGATTCTATAGTTTTGCTTTTTAATATATTAACCCTATATTTGTAGGACATAACAAATAAAGAAATTAGAGCCTGAGAGCCATACCCGGCGGGAGTCGTATCCTGCGGGGTATGGCTCTTTTTATTTATACCGACATGGAACCGTATAGAAGCATATTATTTAAGACCAAGTCCACGGACGTGGATGAGAAAGGAATAGTCAAGGTGGCCGTTAATGGTATCGGGATAAAGGACAGCGACGGCGATATATCGTCTCCCGGTTCTTTCTCCAAGACGCTCCAAGAGAATTTCAACAGGTGCAAGTGGTTTCTCAACCATGACAAGACCAAGCTTCTTGGCTGCCCTATAGAGGGAGTGGAGGAGGATGGCAATCTGGTCATGACCGGGCAGATCAATCTAAAGAAGCAGATAGGCGTAGAGACGCTGGAGGATTACAAGCTATACAGGGATCATGGCAAGACCTTGGAGCATTCCGTGGGCGTTAGGGCCGTGAAGCGGGATTCCAATAACCCGGCTATCGTTAAGGAGTGGTTCTTGGGCGAGTATAGCACGCTGACCCATTGGGGTGCTAATCCTCAGACATTCTTGATGGATATAAAGGAATTGAGGGGTAGTGACTTGAGAGATCATATAAATATGATGCGTGACGCTTTAAATAAGAGATATAGCGGAGATAAGCTCAAGGCTCTTGAGGCTAACATATCTATCGTAGAGAAAGCGTTGATCGGATCTAATATAGTACAGTGCCCTCATTGCGGGCTGGCTTTCGATTATGAGTCAGTACCGGAACACACGTTGGAGAGCCAAGTGATCGATGCCGTCGGTGACTATTCACGATGGATAACGGAGGATGTGGTATATCAGGAGATGGAAAAGATCAAGCCGGAGTTACAAGACCGTATCTTGGAGATAATCAACTCCAAGAAATCCGTTGATGATTTCGCCTCTTATGTCCGCTGCCCTAAATGTTATTCCAGAATATATAGAAGCAACACCCTTATATCTGAGCCGGAAGACTCCACTCAGATAGAGAAACATAAAGCCGCTAGATGCACTTTAGGGTCTCTAGGTGATCTTATTAATAACAATTAATTAATTTATTTATGTTGAAGAAAGGTTTTTATGAGAATTTAGGAGGTCTCGCTATCATGGCGTTGACCTTGGTGGTTTTTGTCGTTATCGCATGCGTAGGCGATCCGGTCTATGCCTTGGCGGTTGCGCCGGTATTGTCCTTCTCCGGTTTCGCCAAGAAGGAGAGTGAGTTGAGTGACGAGGAGAAACAAACGCTTGGGACTATCGAGAAGATGGTCAACAAGTGTCTGGAGGATTACGGATCTAATGTCATAGACAGGAAGGAGTACGAGGAGACGATGTCCGAGATTAGCGAGAAGCTTAAATCTCTAGGTTCCGGTAATAACAATAAGGAAGTCACGGAGATTCGTGATATCATCAAGTCCATGGGCAAGGAGATTGAGCAAATGAAGGGGCGTGGCATCACCTTGGGGGGGGATAGCCCTCTTGAGAAAAGTATCAATGAGTTCCTTGACTCTGAGAAATTCAAGCAATATGTAGATGGTAAGACGAAGTCCTCCGGGAATTTCCATTTGGATTTGAAGGACGTGGTCAGTATGACGGATAGTTATACGGGCAATATCTTGATCAGTCAGCAGCAAAACAGGGTCGTTACGCAGGTAAGCGAGAAAAAGATCAATTTTCGTAATCTCATGAGCGTCGATCAGGGTGATCCTGCCTTCCCGATGTTGACATGGCAGTTGATCTACGACTTGGATCGTAACGCCACTTTCGTGTCCGAGAACGGGCGGTTATCCCAATCATCCTTCAAGTTAAAGGAGGAGAGCTCGGAGGTTAAGCGTGTCGGTACCTTCCTCTATTTGTCCAAGAGATTGCTCAAATCTAGGGTATATGTTCGCTCATGGTTGATCAATCGCTTATCCTCATGGGTAAGGATGGCCGAGGATTTCCAGATCATGTTCGGTGATGGAACGGGTGATAACCTGAAAGGTATCACCAAATACGATGGTGTTAAATGCGTATCCGATATCATAACCGACGCGGTTGTCAGCGGAGAGGCCGGATCTATCAAGGGAGCGAGAAGCTACAATGGCGGAAAAGCCACTATCGTGGAGTTTACCAACCCGCAGGACAAGATCGTCGACGGCCAGAAGATCAAGATAGAGGGTGTAACCACGTTCACGGCTTTGAACGACACTTTCGACGTCCATAAGATGAATGATCGGGAGATCATGGTCGAGGTTGCTTATACAGGCTCAGGGGTGTTTACCTCCGCTACTTTCGAGGTGAAGAATAATTTCTTCAACACCGTCGCATCCCCGAACCTAGGGGACGCTGTCAAGGCCATCTTCGGTGTCATGACGTACGCTGAGTATACCCCGAATATGATCGCCATGAACCCATCCACCTTGTTTGAGATCGAGACCTTGAAGGATACGTCCGGTCGGGACTTGAATCTCGTGACGTTGGTGAACGGCGTGAAATACGTGGCCGGAAGACCCGTTGTCGAGACCACTTGTATCATGCCGGGGTATTATTTCGTAGGGGACATGGTTAACGGGGCCTCCTTGGTGGATTATACCTCTATCAATATCGAGTTCGCCGATGATATCGAGAGCCGATTGAAAAACCAGACGGCGGTGATCGTGGACGAGGAGGTTATCATGCCGGTATACAACCCGTGGGCGTTCGCCTATGGCAAGTTATCCGACGTATTGACCGCTATCAAGAAATCCTCTTAATACATAATGACATGAGGGTTTCTATAATTATAACGGGTGAGGAGCTGGAGGTCGACAAGGTCATTCAGGAGAATTCCATACGAAAGGAGCTTGGCATGATCGATATATCCTCAAAGACGCCGGTTGGGACAAGAAAGAGAATCCCGGACACGGATACCAAGACATCCGTCTTCGGGGACTCGAAAATGTCACTTGATAAAGATAAATAGCGATGATAATAGACAATGCGTACTTCAAGGGAGACCTTAGGATACAGGGACTCGTGATACCGGAGGACGGGGGATTCTCCAATGAGGCTTCCAATGCCATATCGGAGAACGTGGTATGGTATATCGAGACCTACGGGGACGAGTACCTCGTCTCGCTCATGGGAGGATATTATGACTCATTCGTCGATTACGCCGATAATGGCAGGAAGGGAAACGACATGTTTGATTATATCCTAGGGATATTGAGATCGGATAGGTCTCCCATGGCTATGTATGTCTATTTTCATTACCAGAGAAACGAGACGCTAATATCCGTATCCTGCACGTCCGATGACGTGGACGTGAGGCGGATATTAGCGCATACCTCAAGGATGATGACCCAAGCTTGGAATAATATGGTGGATATCAACATCGGGATATCGGATCGCATAAGGGAGTCTTTCAAGGAGGACATGGATATTGACAGGAATATATTGACCCATATAAATGAGATGAATATATGAATGTCTTGGTGGATATATTCAGGGATATCGTCGCTGGCGTTTCAAAAGACGTTGGGTATATGGTCAATTACCAATTCGGTGATTGGCAATATATGGCCAAGACGCTTTCCGCCATGGGGAAGGCACCCGTAACGGCGGGAAGGAAATATCCTATGATAGGGTTATATTCCCCGTTCGACGAGGACAAGTCCAACCCTTCCTTAACGTCCGTGAGCCTTTCCTTGATAATAGCCGTGAATACGTTGGGGAATTATACCAATGAGGAGCGATTGGAGAAGTCCTTCAAGGCTACGTTGTATCCGGTATATGACAGCCTTATAAGGAGGATATCCAACGATCGCAAGTTTGATATAGGCCCCGGGGCGATAGTATCCCATGTGAAGACCGATAATTTCAGGTATGGAAGGGCTGGCGTGTATGGCGAGGGGAAAAGCGAGTTCGACGATCGCATAGACGCTATTGATATTAAGGATTTAAGATTAAATGTAAAAAATATAACATGTAGATAATTATGGCAGTAAAAATGTTCAGGGACTGCGGTTCCGAGATTTTCAATACCGGCACGAGCAAGTGTCCGTTCGTTCCAGACTATATCAAGGCGATCATACTCACTCCGGTAGGTATGACGTTCAAGATATCCGATTTTGACACGAAGCTGGGAGAGTACGCCCACGCCGACCGTCCGAACCGTGTCTATCCGATCTCGACGATCGCTGAGTACGCCACTTCCGGAGGCGAGGCCCAGACATCCGCTACTGGTTATGGCTCGTCCAAGATCACGGGTTATAGCGAGCTTGTCGAGACTTACACGATGAACGATTATGACGAGGGCTTGCGAACCAATCTCATGAAGCTCAAGAACGAGAGCATGAGGGTGATCTTCATCGACAAGAATAATGTCGTATATGGAGAGAAGACCGATACGGAAGGTGATTTCAGGGGATATGAGCTCGGTGCCGTTTATCCGGGTGGACAGAGGTTCAAGAGTTCCGGAGAGAACGCATCGCTTACGATCAACCTCGTTTATAAGGATGTTGAGAAGGCATGGATGAACGCTATATCTTTCACTAGCGATATCGATATCTTGGACGAGGCGAAGGGATTGGTCTGGGTGGATGTCAAGAAATTACCCGAAGGAGAGAATAAGTTTAAGGTGGTGGAGCATTACGGAGGTTTTGACCTTACCGAGATGTACGGGACGTTATTAGGTAACTCCTCTGTATGGAATAACGCTTCTGCGGCTACTTATAACGCTGATGACGGCACTCTTACTTTGACCCCTTCATCCGGCACTCCCGCGCTCAAGAGGCCATCCGAGTTATACGCCGAGGACGTTAAAGGAATAGAGCAATGGTCATAAACGGGGTATCGTTCAATGATGAGGCTTGTCTCGGTATGGGAAGGAAGGCTTTCGTGAAGGCTCACGAGGGATCTTTCTTCCTTGACCGGGGAATGGCGGATCGAAGGAGGATATTAGGTGACGCTTATGATATAATGGAGAGGAACCATGGGGACGATAGCGGGAGTGGCGAACGCCGTGAGGATGCTGGAGAAGAACTTCTGGCCGGAGGTTACGAACAGCTTGAGAGAGAGCGAGGGATTGATCCATGACTTGATCACTGATCAGTTGATAGCAGGTAGGGATGAGAACAACAAGCCTCTTCGTCCTACCTATCTTCAAGATCCTTATTTTGTCGAGACCACCAAGACCCCGAAGGCGGCGAGAGCCAAGGCCAGATGGTGGAGAGACATGAAAGAAGATATCACGCCGCCGGAGACATCCCCCATACTTCGATTTGCTCCGAGAAACAGGAATACCCCTAATTTGATTATTCGAGGAGATTATCATGACAGTATCACGCCGATCGTGCAAGGAGGAAAGGATGGTGGCAAGATCGTTACTAGGTCGATAGGATTTTATGCGGGTGATGATGCGCTTGAGTCTAAATACGGCCCAGCCCATTTAGGATTAACTAGAAAAGCCCGACTGTATCTTATAAAGAATAAGATCAAGCCGGCTATTCTTAAACTTCTTGAAAAATACAAATTCAAATGATAAAGCCGTGCAATTGCGCCTCGCAGAACAGGGCGATGGCTACATACGAGAACATAAGGAGGCTGGCTATCAAGATGGCCGTTTCCGATAAACGCATTTACGTGCTTATCCGTAAAACGGATGGCACATTTACCTTCGAGCCTTTAGATGCCATGGTATCTAAAGGCGATATTGTTGAATATATCCATTATTTATAAATAGGATGGCGAATATATACACGACATGCGACGAGATACCCTTATGCAAGTTCATCGAGATGTACAAGGGAAATCTTAACGCCCTTATAAAAGGTGGGAGGACCAAGCCCACCGATGGGGAGTTAAGGAAAGCGGCGATGGGGCTTATTGACGAGTATTCCGTTATAACCGGGAACAAGAATATCGCTATCGAGATAGAGGATCGGTCAAGGGCGGTAGATTGCAATATCAAGCTTATCCTGTTGGAGTCTGCGGATCATTTGATAGACGCTATGATGTACGCTGACGCTTCGGATATTCTTGGCAGGGTAGGTATCCGCATGCCGGAGGAGCCGGGAGAGCAAGATCTGATCGTCGCTAAAAAGAGAATCCAGTCCAAGATGTCGCAGGTGAAATATAGCCTGAGCGTTCTGGATAGGAACAAGTCTAAGGTGGTAGACCCCAAGGATAAAGATTTCACCCGTGAGAGGATGATCGTGTCCACCTATTTCAAGATGCGTATCGATCCTGACACGTTCACCGCGGCCGAGTACGGGAATATGATAAGGATTATGTTTAACCAATTAGAGGACATGAAGAATTATGGCGGGAAACGAGACTAAGATCACTGATATAGTAGGGAAAGAGGCGTTTGATCAACTGGAGCGTCTGGATAGGAAATTAGCGGATACGCAGAATGTCTATATCGGGTTGGTAAAAGAGATAGGGAAAGGGTTGACGATAAATCCCTCAAGCTTGTCAGAGTTGAACGCCAAGATCGAGGAGTACAAGAAAAATGTATCAGCGCTTAAAAGCACGATTGACACTCTCAATAAGACCAATGACCAGTACAAGAGAAAGATTGATGAGCTGATAGAGGTTAACAAGAGATATGCGGAAGCAGCTGGGAAAGTTCAAAATAGTTTAGATCAATCATCCTCTTCCATAGCCAAGGAATCAAACGCTATCTCGGAGAACATGAAAGCCAAGCAACAAGAGGTTGTCATAAGTCAGGAATTGAAGGGACTCATTGACCAGACATTGGGATCTAGGGAGGAGAATATACGCAGGGTCGCTCAAGAAAGGACGATATTGGCCCAACTATCCAAGGAGAAAAGCCAATTGAATAAAATGGAGAAAAGCGGGGCTATCTCAACTAAAGATGCCGTGCAAAAGAGGCAGGATCTGGTAAGGGCAGAATTGCTTCATCGAGAATCCTTGAGAGAGCTGTTGAACATTCTTACGAATGAGACAAAAATGATCAACTCGGCCAACGATAGTTATCAAGAGCAATCGTTGCAATTGGAGAGGCTGAGAAAGGCGTATCGGATGCTTTCCACGGAAGCCGCTAACAGCAAGTTAGGGGTAGAGTTACAAAAGAATATAGCGGCTTTAGACACTCAGGTAAAATCTGTTGATAAAAGTCTGGGACAGCATCAGAGAAACGTGGGTAATTATGTCTCCACATGGGATGGAATGGGAAACGCAATCAATCAATTAACCCGTGAGTTTCCCGCATTCTCGGTATCTCTACAGACCGGCTTTCTCGCTATCTCTAACAATATCCCTATATTGGTAGACCAAATATCTCGGATAAGGAAGGAGAACGCCGCCTTACGGGAGGAGGGACTGAAAGGTGTTCCCGTGTGGAAGCAAATAGCTAAGTCCGCTTTGTCTTGGAATACCTTGTTGTCGGTTGGTATAACTCTACTTACCGTATATGGTAAGGATATCTTTGAGTGGGGTAAAAACTTATTGTCATCCTCTAGCTCGGCTAAGGCCGCTTCGGAAGCCCAGAGAGACTTGAATTCATCCACCGGGGATTATGCCAAGGCTTTAAAGAACTCGACATCATCATATGGGGAGAATCTTGTAACATTACGCAACTTACAAGCGGAATGGAATAATTTAGGAGATAATCTCAATAAGCAGAAGCAATTTATCATTGATAACGCCTCTGAGTTTAAGAAATTAGATGTGTCAGTTACGGATGTTAATGACGCTGAGAATCTGCTAGTAGATAATACGGATGCTTTTATTAACGCCATGTCGTTAAGAGCGCAAGCCGCCGCCGGACAAAAATTAGCACAAGAAGAATACTCCAAGGCTTTACAGAAAACTATTGAGGCGGACAATAAGTTAAAGGAAGCAGAAGAGGCGGAAAAGAATAGAACCGTAGGTGGAGCTCTAAAGATAGGAGCTAGTATAGATGAGTTTTTTGGATTAAAGAGAGATTGGGATAAATTATCTGATCAATACGTTGAATCCCTCAGGGAGGAAGCGGACGCTTCCCAGAAAGAGGCGGATGCCTTCAATGCGGCTGGGGACGTATATCTTGATTATGTCTCTAAACGGTTAAAGGGAGCGAAAGAGATAATGGATAATGCCGGGATAAGTGATTACTCTAACGAGGAAAAACTTAAACGACAGCAGGAGCAAATAGAACGAGAGGCCAAGCGTAGGGAGAAATTAGAGATGGAGGCCGAACGGAATATTCAGGAGGCTCGTCTTAATGTGATGGATGAGGGGTATAAGAAAGACCGTCTTCTCTTGGAGCAATCTTTCCAAAAACGTATCGATGACGTAAAGACGAAAGGCGTAAGGGTTAATGAGCAAATAGAGGCTATTGAGGCTGAGAGAAGCAAGAAGTTGGCGGAATTCGACCGTAAGATCTCGGAGCAAAGGGCTAATGAGGAGGCTCAAAATCGTCTTGCGATTGCAGAAAAGGGAAGTTTGCAAGAGCTTGACGCTCGCTTGGATATATTGCAACTACAAAAGGATAAAGAATTAAGAGAGGCGGACAAAACAGGCCAAGACAGGGCGTTGATAGAGGAAAAGTATCTAAAGCAAATAGAGACTCTATACAATGATTACGGAAAACGTCTTATGTCTACGGAGCAGTCTCAGAACGAGATACTCCTTTCTCAAAGACAGATAGAGATAAACGAAGAGCTTAATGCCTTGACTAAACAATATGAGCAAGGTATTATCAAGAAAAAAGAGTATGAGAAACAGAAATCGGATCTGGAGCATCAGTATGCTATGGAGTCATTACAAAGTCAATTAAGTATACTTGAATCAAATCTGTATTTGTTTGAAGGCGATGAGAGGTTAGAGAAAGAGAAGGAGATCGCTCGCCTCCGTGTTCAGTTATCTAAAGAGACCAGCGATAAAATCATAGAGGATGCCAAACGAGAGGAAGAGGAGCGAAAAAAAGTAGAACAGGCTAAAAAGCGCTTGATACAAGAATCGATCTCTGCTATCATATCAATCGGTAATTCATTATTCCAACGTCAAATAGATAATGTAGATGCGGAAATAGAGGCCAACCAAGAGGAGTATGACGCTAAGGTTGAGACTATAGACGCTCTTGCCGAGAAAGATATAATAACGACAGAGGAGGCCGAGGCCCGCAAGCGTGCGGCGGAGGAAGAGACCAGCCGCAAGAACAAGGAACTGGAGAAGAAAAAAGCTGAGTTGCAGACTAGACAGGCCAAGTTCCAGAAGTCTATAGATATAGCTCAGACTATTGCGGCCACGGCACGGGCGATAATGGTAGCTTACAAAGAAACGGGACCTATCGCTGGAGCTATCTTTGCAGCTATGATAGCGGCTACCGGAGCCGTACAACTCGCCACGATCATAGCCCAACCCATCCCCAAATACGCCCATGGTACCGACAATCACCCCGGTGGTCTGGCTATCGTTGGCGATGGAGGCCGTAGTGAGGCGGTATTGGTAGGAGATAAAGCGTACATTACCCCGGATAAGCCCACCCTGCTATCATTGCCAGCGGGAGCAGAGGTCGTTCCGGATCTCAATGATCCTGCTTTCCTTAGCCGCTTCGTGGATAACACGTATTGGCTTACCCATAACAAGAAAGGCGAGCCGGTTCAGATCGTCAATAATTTCGACGCTGAAGGGATAATAAGGGCTAATAATGAGATAAAAAAAGAGATAGGCAAGCTATCTAAAACCATATCCAAGGGTAGCAAGAACATCGATTTCGAGAATTACAAGAGATCGAGGATGAATTGAGCGTAAAACTTGCTTTTCTTATTCTTTCTAGTTATATTTGCTGGACATATAAGAAGACAGTAGAGCCTTAGAGCCATACCCGATAGATTCACGTCTATCGGGTATGGCTCTTTTTGTTTTTACTGGTCAGCCTACCACGACAGGCTAGGAAGATCTTGGGCGACAGCGGTCGCTAACAGCCTCCTTGATACGATGTGTTGTGGCTCGTGTCGGGGAGGCTTTTTCATTAAGAGGTGCCAAAGTAATCAAAATAACAAAGTCGTTTTGATCTTGTGGCTAAAATTGCGGGAGAAAATATTTTGAACAATTAAAATTTTAAGATATGGAAGCAATTAAAATTTTTGAGAACGATCGTTTCGGTGAAGTGAGAGTAGCCGGGACAAGTGAGAACCCTTTATTTTGCCTTGTGGACGTTTGCCGGGTTTTGGAAATAAAAAATCCAAGAGACTGCAAATCAAGATTAAAACCAGAGGGGGTAGTTTTGACCGACGGGGTCTCAAAGACTACTAATCAATATGGTATCACAACAGAGCAAGAAGTTACGTTAACTTTTATCAATGAGCAGAACCTCTATAAGGTAATCATGCGATCCGACAAGCCGCAAGCCGAACCATTCCAAGACTGGGTATGCGGAGAGGTTCTCCCTTCCATCCGCAAACATGGAGCGTATATGACAAACGATACACTGGAGAAAGCCTTGGCCTCGCCCGATTTCTTGATCCAGTTGGCCACAAACCTTAAAGAGGAACAACAAAAGCGTATCGAGGCCGAGCGGAAAGTAACTGAGGCCGCTCCCGCCGTGGCTTTCACGAAGGCTGTTCAATCAGCGAATAGTTCCTGCCTGATCGGTGAACTCGCCAAGCTGATCGCTCAAAACGGGTATTCCATCGGGGAGAAAAGGTTGTTCGCATGGATGCGTGACAACGGATATCTCGGAAAGCAGGGTGAGAGATACAATATTCCTAACCAGCAATATGTTGAGCAAGGATTATTTGAGTTGAAGAAAGGCGTAAGATCCGGGAGTAACGGGGTATTGCATACTACTATCACGCCGAAGGTCACCGGAAAAGGGCAAGTTTACTTCGTGAATAAGTTCTTAGGAAATAAGGAAGCTTGTTAATAAATAAAATAGGCTCATGAAGACGAATCAAGAGATGATCCGGAAAATGGGTGATTTTAATGTTGCCCAGCGGACAAGTGACGGATTCTTTAATGCAAATAGTTATTTGCGCAGCATTAATGGTTCTTCTGATTACGATTCAGATATAGATGAATATCTGGAGCAAAGTATGTTTAAGGATTTTGTATCTAAGGAAAATGGTATTACTTATATGCCATACTTTGTATTTGTAGATTTCTCATCTTATATTAAAAAAGGATTTGATTTATGTGCATTCACCCTATGCATGACTGACGAATGGAGAGAAAAGAAGGGAATTGTAGGGGAACATTCTAATCAAGCAATATAGAATATTTTTAATAGCTAAAAAACTTAATAATATGGTTAGTTTAGTATTTAAAGGCAATAATGGGCAAGTTGTTACTAATAGCTTGCTAGTGGCAGAGAAGTTTGGGAAAAGACATGCCAATGTTATTCGTGACATAGAAAAACTACTTAATACAGAGGATAAAGAACTAAACTCAAAAATGAGTTTAGCCTTTGTTATAGATACTTATGAGGATTCTACCGGGAAAAGTAATCCTGTATACATTATGAATAGAAAAGGATTCTCTATCCTTGTTATGGGATATAACGGGATAAGGCTCTAAGGTTTAAGAATGATTTTTATGACGCTTTCGAAGAAATGGAGAAAGCGTTGAAAGAGCAAAGCAAACCTCTTTCATCCGCACAGATGTTTGCCATGCAAGCTAACATCAACTTGGAATATGAGAACAGGATATCCAATGTGGAAAAACGAATAGAAGCGATAGAACAAGAACGAGAAGAAAATGGAAAACTTCTTTTGGCTATTCCTGTTTCAACGGAAAAGATACCGGAAATGAGTTTAAGAGATAAGATCAGACAGATGGTTAATAGATACTCTTCCGCCCATAATGTGAAACAACAGGATGTTTGGCGCAAGATATACGATCAATTGTACTATCTATATCATATATCTATTCGTAGCTATAAGAAGAAAAATGGAGAGTCTAATTTGGATATAGCGGAGAAGCATCGTTTTATTGAGTATATCTACAATATTATCTCCAATATGATCAGAGAGAAAGGGGTTGCTTGATTATTATGGTTGCTCAAACAAAATATAGACATGATTTGGTTTAGTTTTCATAATCCTCCCTCATGTCGTGAGACAGCAAGGGGGATAAAAAATCCCCTCCAGAGCCTTTTGGGTGGAGGGGATTTTAGAGTATTACTTACAAGGCTTATTTATCTCCATATTTAGTCCACGTAGAATATGAATTTCCATTATATTCAAACTCCCAACGGAATATTGGCTCATACACCGAGTTTAATCTAGCATTAAGCGTTTTTGTTTCTCCGGGCTTTAATTCTCCTAATATAGACATATCCGTAGTCTCTAATACAGTCTTATAGGTATTAGATTCAACGACGTAGAATTTGCTTAGGTTTACGGCATGAGAACTATTATTTCGGATGGCGCATGATATACTTCCCGTGTAATATCCATTGAGAATAACGACGGATGAAGAAGGGAAGTACACGTTCATCAAACGATCTATTTCAACTACATATATTTCTACGGATGCCTTATGCCCACCGTCTTCGCTGATAGCTGTGATTGTTGAACTTCCAGACGTATTCCCTTTCACCTTTCCGGTCTTGTCAATAGACACGGCTATAGGATTAGAGGAAGACCATGTAAGATTACGGTTTCCCGCATTCTCCGGAGTAAAATTTACAATTAATTGTTTTTCCCCTCCTATCTCGATATCATAGTAACGTGAGGGAAAAGATATGTTTTCTACCGGAATAGGCTTTACTATGACCTTACAAGCCGTCTCAAATCCTCCATCCTCGGCTTTGGCGGTTATCGTACATTCCCCGAAATGAACTCCAGTAACGTTACCTTCCTTATCAACGACCGCTATATCCTTATTAGAGGATGTCCATTGTACGTTTTTATTAGTAGCATAAGAAGGCGTAAACACAAGATTTAACTTGGTTGATTCACCTTGCATGATTGTCTTTTCTTTTTCCTCAAAGCTGATACTTTCAAGCTTTGCCGCTCCTACCTTGACCTTGCAAGTAGCAGACACCTTGGGGTTATCCTTTAGGCTTACGGTGATTGTTGCCTCACCTTGGCCTTTTGCTGTAATCTCGGCATTGGATGTGAAACCACCATAGGATATCGAAGCTACTTTAGGGTCACTGGTTTTCCATATGACATCTTTACTTGTGGCGTTATCCGGTGATATGGTATACGTCAACGAAGCCGTTTCTCCGGGCTTCATATCAAGATCTGTCTTGGATAATGTTATGGATTCTCCTACTATGGGTTTTATGGTTACTTCGCATGACTGAAAAAAAGGATAACCTTTTTCGGGATCAAAAACATCAATTGTCTCTACGCTTACAATTGTAACACCTTCTTTTAAAGCTTTTATAGTTCCGTTTTGATCAATAGATGCTATTTCATAGCCATCTTCGGGGCCATTTATCGGAAAATATTTAGATGTAACCCATTTATATCGGGGAGAAGGAGCCTCCGAAGGGAAATGGGACATTTGGAAATCATAACTTTCACCAATCTTCAATTCTAGCTTTGTTTTATCAATAGAAATAGAAGTTATGGTATAATCGTCTTTATTACTGCAAGAACAAAATAGCATTAATAGAAGAAAAATAGGTAAAACTTTTTTCATGACTTGATTTATGATTTGAATTGTTTTAATACTTGAATGGGCCTTCAACATTATAAGATCCAATATTTATTTTATAATAATATTTATCAAGCAGTGTCTCTATATTGGTGTCTGATATTGGATCTTTTTTGTTTTTGTATTCTCCATATGCGTATATTATATTGTTTTTCTCAAGATATACCGTGTCTGTCTTATATGAAATATTAGGCTCGTTGTATCTATCCCCTTTTGGGATCAATCCATTTTCAGAATCTAATTTTTTTATCAATGTCCATGTCCTTAAATTAAATATTGGTAATTTGGCTATAGAAGAATACATGTTTATACCTTTCTCTATAATTGGACATGCTATTTCGTCATCAATAAATATGACCCCATTTTCTAAATAAGGCCCTTCGATCTTATTATCATAGTCTCTATGATATAATATTTTACCTTCGGAGCCAACTACGTATAGATGTTGATTCTTAAAAGACGAAGTCGATCTAAGTACTAGAGTCCTATAATTAGACTCCATGAGTGTATATCTATAGTCATTGTTTTGCGTATCGTTTGAAACAATATCCAGATGGTCTGTTGCGACACCTTTGTTAAAATCAACAATAGATACTATCTCATCATAATCATAACCCATTATAGATGGATCATTTTGATTGGAATACCATCCTCTAACAAAAATATGGTCTTTGGATTTAAATAGAACAGAGTTCATATTGTAATGAGAATATTTCCATTTTTTTAAAGGAGGTAATTCAAAACAACAAATTTCATTGCCTGATGGATCTAATTTTGAAAACCAAGCATTATCAGACCTCCTGCCTAATAACAGCCTATAGCCTTCCTCTTCTATATTTCCCAATATATCGCTTATTTTATCAGATTGGGATGGCCTTAATCCTTGTTCCTCCAAGAAAGTTAAAATAGGCTCATTGTCTTCAGTTATACTATCTTTAGGTGGAATATCGACAAATTCTTTCTCACATCCTAGCAAAAATATTGCCGCTAGGACAAAAAATAGCATTTTCCTCATGACTTGATTTAGTTTAATTAATGATGGGACAAAGGTAGATAATGGTGTTAACAAAAGCAAATGGAGTAGAAGAAAATTACATGTTCGATAACATATTTCTTAATTTAAGTAGTACAAACCTTGTCTACCTCTTTTTTCCGAACAACTCGGAATGACTACCAATTCTAAGCAAGTCGATTATTTCTCCGTCAATCCAAATAAGAAGAAAATCTCCTTCTATATGGCATTCCATACAACCTTTATACTCACCTTTCAACATGTGAGGTTTGTATTCTTGTGGAATCGGATGGTTATTTATAAGCAGATTTGCGATATATTCAAAAGCTGCGATTTTTTTGGGGAATTTCTGAATACGTTTGAAATCTTTCTTAAACTGGCTTGTTGGGTGTAATTTCTTTTTCACTTCATTAATTCCTCCATCAAGCTATCCACGCTGTCGAACGTTTCTTTATTCTTGGTCCTGCGTGCTTCCCTTATAGCCGCTATCGTTTTCTCGTTTGGCTCGGAGTATACAGCGTCCATCAAGGTGCTCTCTACAAAATTATTCAAACTCCTGTTCGCTTTCTTGGCTTGTTCCTGCAAGACTTGCAACAAGTCCTCACGTAAACGGAACGATGTTTGCTTTCTTATTACTGCTTCCATATTACTTATGTATTATATTGTATCGCAAAGGTAATGTATTGTATGCATAAAACAAACTTTCATGATTTTTATTTAGAGGATTGCAGGTTATATCATTCCATCTTAATCTTAACATCCACTTCAACAGGTATTGGTTTTTGACAATGGGGGCAAATGATCGTTTTGCTACTATTGATTTCATCAGAAAAGAAATCCCCGACTTTACACCCTATCACATTTGCTATCTTTTGAAGTGTTTCCACCGTTGGGTTTTTATTAATTGATTGAGATAAAGCACCTCGTGTTATAGGCTTACCGTTTTTGCTTTCCCATTCCGCAGCTATACGTTCGATAGTATAACCTTGAGCCTTAATAATTGATTTTATGTCCATCAGATGAATGTTTAGTTATTACTAACGGCAAAGATAAATATAAAAATGATATATGATTAGGAATAACTATTCGAAATATAGTTTTTGATATATTTTAATTAAACATTGGACTTGTGTTAAAGATTAGTTAAACCTAACGATCTACTTGTGTTTCGTTAGGTTTAACTATACATTTGCATCATCAAAATAAAACAACAGTACAATGGCAACACAGAAATACAACAAGAGTGAGATCATGAAGGAAGCGCATAAGATCTATAGAGAGTGCAAAATATACGGACGTACATTCGGCTCGTGCCTTAAACAAGCTTGGGGATCGGCGAAAGCGATGGTACAGCTTGCGGAAAAACGTGCGGCGTTTGCCAAGGAGCTTGCGCAAAGATCCCATGCAGTAAGACTTACTCATGTCGGTATGGCTAGCCTTTACGGTAACAGGGTTTATTCGGGTGATTGATAACTATACATTAATAATATAAGGAATATGGAAACGATAGAAGTATTGAAGAACGTACAAAGGATTGCGTTGGAGTGTATGATCGGAAAGAAACCGGTACATATAAACGTAGGCGTTATGCCGGAGACGGGTGGTTTATGCGTCACCGTACAGGACAGATTTCACGAGGTGGTCTACATGGAGATATTCAATGACTGGATGCCGGATCACAAGGAATGGAATAAAAAGACCTACGATAGATTCATGAGCGTAATTAGCGACATGACTTGCGTAAGGCTTGCGGGATAACTCGAACGACGGGGAGAGGATCGGAAGTAGATGCCCCTCCGGTAATACGGCCGGAGGGTTTGGTGGAGTTATTTCAATGATAATTAAATGATTGCATGAAATAATAAGAAATAGGATGATTTTAGAACCTGATGGTCTTATTGTTTATCTATCTGAAATACATTGATATAGAGTGTTAATAAAATACATTATTTAGAATGGTTCTAAATTAATGCGATTTTAGGTACCGTTATCTGTCCTTATCTATCGTTATCTATCCGTTTTGTTTTGTGCTTAAAATAAGGATGTTGTTTGATTATTTTTTAATTATAAACTTTGCGTATGAGAACACCAGAATTAAGCGGGAATAAGTTCTCCGCTATAGAGCAAAAGGAAGTCTTGGTCAAGTTGATGGACTTTGACGGAGACAAGGAATTATGGATTCACTCGGAACTTGGTGGCAACACTATGACATTCGGGATGGAGGAAGCAAGGCGGTTAAGGGATTTCTTCAACAGTCTCGATCTAAGGGACTAGAAGGATGGCCTTGTCGGGGTTCGATTCCCCGGCCGCTACAATCAGTCAAAGTAAATCCCCGAAAGCGGAAGTGACTGAGCCGCTAACGGGGATATGGATAATCTTTAACGCAAAGTAAAGATATGGAAAATTTGAATACTAAACAAATTAATAATAAAAATATGATTTTGGATTTGCATATGTTGGAAATAGTTCGCATCTTTGTAGTGCGACACTTTTATATAAATATATGGTTTGTGGATTTTTTATGTCCGCAAATAAGCTACTGCCTAAGATATAAGCAGAGGTTTCTCCGTGCATATTCGCCCACAAGCCAATATGAAAGTGTCGCAACTTGGAGAAATTCTCTGCTTTCTTTATTTATTAATATTTAATTTTCATTGATTATGCGACACTTGAATGAAAATTACTCAAACGGCAATAATATTGCTGTGTTAGGTACGGTTAACCCCTCCGAAATGGGGAAAATCTTTTCTTATAATGGTAATAATGTTACCATGCGTGTACGGAAAGGCGTTGTTTATGTAAACCTTACAGAGGTTGCAAAAGCTTTTCCTTGTAAAAATCTATCTCAAATTATTAACTCGCAGGAAATAATGGACTATTGCGATAAATTTTCAAAACTACAAAATTATAGTTTTGCTGATTTACTGATAGTTAGAAAAGGAGCACCGGATCTTGGAGGTGGAACTTGGGCGCATCAACGTGTTGCCCTCCGAGTAGCCCAGAAGCTATCAACGGAATTTTCGATATGGGTAGATGAGAGAATAGAGGAGCTTCTCACTACAGGTCATAGTTCGCTCCAACAACAATACCCGGTGCCTCAATCTTACGGGGAGGCCCTAATGCTAGCCGCACAGCAACAGATGCGAATAGAGGAGCAACAGAAGAGGCTAGAGCAAAAGGATGAGGAGATAACGGAGTTGAGAGCGGAGAACGTGGAACTACAGCATCAAAGCGAGTATGCCCGTTTTATCCTCCAGAGCAAGAAGACCGTTCTTGTCACCCAGATAGCGCAGGATTATGGAATGACAGCCATAAGATTCAACGCCTTGTTGCGTGATCTCCGCATACAGCGAAAGGTCAACGGGCAATGGATATTGTACGGGGAGTATTTGAATAAGGGCTATGTCCATAGTGCCACTCACAACTACACTCATTCCAACGGTAGTCCGGACGTGAGTCTTAATACCGAATGGACTCAGAAAGGACGCTTGTTCTTATATGAGGAGCTAAAACGAAACGGCATTCTTCCATTGATCGAGAGATCAGACAAAAACTAATTGATATACATATATTATTGAGGTACGATATAAAGGCGTACAGCCAAGACTTTAACCTTTTGTGACTTGAAAAGTATTTGTGAAATATTAAAAGATTGATTGAATATGAAAGAGAATGAGATTAAAAGCATCGTCGTGAGAGCCGACGGTAACGAGATCAAGGTTGATCACGCTCATGAGTTGGTAATAGGGAACTTGACCATAACCCCGGAAATGATGAGAGAGATAAAGAGTATGTCCAGTTGCCTGTTCTCTAAGGATATGGACGATATGATAGATACGCTTATCAATTTGAGTTGCGAGGGTAATTACGAGGACGGGTATATCATGGACAAGATGAGGGCCGTGTCATGCGTGAGGGATTTCTTGCGGGTGATCGAGAAAGATAAGACGATTGATTAGTTGATATTATCTTAATAGTCATTATCTTTGTGACAGAGCCAAAGAGCCGTACCGGAGACGTATTTGTCCCCGGGCGGCTCTTCTTATTTATATGCGTATGATAAAAGCGGTGTTATTAATAGGAGGGAAGAGATACGACGTGACGGATCACCTCAAGAACTGGGAGGACGTGGAGATATCGGCTAAGAGAAAGGATCTTTGTGGTGTCGTTCGCTCCTTCTCCAACAAGTTCGAGTTCGTGAAGGGGGCATACGACCTTCTTGAGGCCGAGTATCTGTCCAATTATACGAAAGCCTCGGCCATATTGGTGATAGGCGTGTTGAACGATAGCTGGGGGTATAACGAGAAGTTTCGTTGCAAGCTCGATTTCTCCACGTACCAGAGCGACGGGTATACGATATCCATAAACGCCATTGACGATAGCGTAGCGTCCATCATCAACGCCAATAAGTCGCAGGTATACGATATCCCGGTGTCGGAGTTAAAGGAGGATACATTGTATTATGACAGGATAAAGCTACTTAACAAGTCAACGATGTATATAACCCCAAACTTCGAGAACGAGTTGATGCCCGATTACGATCGGTTCATGGCTTTAAGGCTTCAGAGCAGGGAGACGTTATTACCTTTGGCTTACGGGGAGATAAGCACGCCGGTAAAGGGAGTGATGGAGGTCTACGACGTAGGTATGGATATCCCGTACGATAATGCGGGGAAGACAGGTTATTTCGCCTTGTGCCTTGTCGATAAGATCGAGATAAATCTAAGGATACGAATGGTCGTAGACTTGCTGACCACGGCGGTGACATCGTTGCACATAAGGCATATGTCTGCCGACAATAAGCTGAAATCCGACAAAGCCATACTGCTAAGCAAAGATGGATCGTCAGCGGGCGTTACATTTGTAGATGAGAGCCTTTCCTACGCTATGAGGGATGGTGACAGGCTGATCGCCTACATATTGTGCGTAACGTCTATAGGGGAGGATATCGATGAGATCATCAAGATATCAAGGGACTACGATTTCTATATCGATTACTCGGCTCGCAACAAGCCCGTAAATATAGATGCTTTCTCCCCTAAAAAACTATTATCCTCGTTATTGTCAAGGATGGGCGTGTCATTGTCCGGCGATATCGTCTCCGGTTCCATGCCTATACCTTGGATGATGGCCGCTGAGAGCGTGAGAGGAATAAAGGACGCGAAGGTCCATACGTCCTTCTCCAAGTTCTGTGATTTCGCCAAGGCGTTGCTTGGGTATGATTACGAGATACTGGATAATAGCGTGCGTTTCCGGCATATGAATGATTTCTTCGTCAATGAGACGAAAGAATTGGATCACGTGAGCAATATGGAGCTATCCGTGGATGAGTCGTTGATATACTCTGGGGTTGAAATTGGATTCGACAAGCAGGACTATGATGAGATAAACGGGCGTGACGAGTTTCATTTCAAGAGCAGTTTCAGCACGGGCTTGGACATAAAGGACAACATATTGTCATTGATAAGCCCGTACAGGGCAGATTGCTACGGATTGGAGTTCCTCGCTAACGAGCGTGACGAGGAATCGAAGGATACGGATTCCGACAATGACATATTCATTGCCCACGCTAGGAAAGATGGGGATAGATTAGTTCTGGTAAGGGAGGCGAACGGTGGAGGAATATATGCCGTGACGGGAGTATTGTTCCCCGACACTATCTTTAACGCCTCCTACTCGCCGAGAAATATGCTTCTCGTCAATAAGGAAAGGCTCGGGATATGCACGGATTACCTGTCTTTCACGGCCTCGGACGGAAACTCCTCGATATCGATAGGAGGCGTATCGGAGACCCTTCCTATATCCCTGCCGGTTAACGACCGGAGGATTAGGATTGATAAGGTGTCCTTGGAGACCCCGGGGTTATCTCCGTTCCCGGGGAATTACAGGGGTAGATTATCGTTCTCGTACGCCGGGAGATCGTACGAGGGCTGGGTTAGCGAGATAACGGAGAAGATAGGGAAATACCAAACGGCATCCTATTCGCTGATATTGTCTAAAATTACATGAATTTGTTTTGACAATTGATCCTTATCCCCTATATTTGTAGGACATAACAAAATAAAGAAATTAGAGCCTAAGAGCCATACCCGGCGGGAGTCGTATCCTGTGGGGTATGGCTCTTTTGGCGTTTATAGGCGTATGATAAACGTGAGCAAGATATCACCATTGCTTTTTGACGTGGGCTATAACGGCATCGAGATGGAGCGTGAGTATATACAACGCTTCTCTAATGCCGAGAATATAACCGTGCAATGCGTAGTATCCCCTTCCACCACTTTGTCTATGAGGTTGTTCGACCTTTGCGCCAACGATAGCTTCGTCATATCCCCCATATCCTATGAGATCAACGACTCGAATAAGCTTCTGGAGTTTATCGTTCCAAGAGGGAATAGCCTTTATAGGGCTTCCATAATCGGGAGTGAGGGGCAGATAAGCAGTCTCCCCTTCCGGTTTTGCGATAACGGGGAATTGGAGGGGCTGACGGAGGTGTCCTATACCAACAGGGATAATATCACCTCGTTCGGGGCGGTATTTGAGGTTGGAAACAACCAAAGGACTTTCAAGCTATGGATAGAGGGAGGATTCAAGTCGGATGGGCATTCCCTTAACGTTAGCAACGAGCAGTTCAGGACACAGGGGCAAGAGATCATAGAGCTTTACGCCGTACCGTATCAAGTGGACACGCTCACGATAGGGGATAACGAGGGGGTACCTTTCGAGATGGCCCGCTTGATCAATAACATATTCTGTCTGTCCGAGGTGAGGATAAACGGCGTTAGGTATGTCCGGAGCGAGTCCAGCGTACCCGAGAGGCAAGTGATAGCCGAGAGATACCCGTTGTTTGATTATACGTTTAACGTTGAGAGAGCGGAGAATATCTCCTTTAACGGGTTCACGGAACAGTCGGACGGATCTTGGGTCACGGGTTCCATAAGCGTGAACGTGGCAAACGCCAAGGACGGGCAGGTTCTGGTGTATGATGATTCCGTGGGGGCCTTTGTCAATCAATCAAACTTGGATTCGTTATGAGCAAAAAGAAATTGACCAAACATATATGGTACGGGTCGGACACGGTGATGTCCGAGGGTAAGCTGCAAGCGGCTCCTCCTCCCGTCGCTATAGATGACGGGACCAAGGAATGGCACCTCTCCGGATTGACGAGGGGCGAGTTGTTCGTGAATGATTACGCCGGAGACCCCGCCTTGTTCATCCTTGCCAGTGATAATAAGGTGCGAAGGATAGGCGGTCAAGGTTCCGGAAGCGGAGGTGAGGGGGGAGGCGGCGATTTCTCCTTGGCGCAAGGTCCGGGTATAGAGATAAAATCGGATATCAATAATATATATACGATTTCCCATAAGGATACCTCTTCGCAAGAGAGTATAAATAAGACGAATAAGAAAGGTATTGCGTCCGTATTGCTAGATGACTTCGGCCATGTCACGGGCTTGGATACCTGTGACATACTCGATCTTGAGGACTTGGATAAGAGGTATCTTCGCAAGGATATCAATGACGAGGCGGCGGGAGAGATCATCTTCGACAAGAAGATAGGCTCCTCCATCTTTCTTGACGGCATGGACGGCAAGGGCTGGGAGATCAAGGCCGACGGTTCCGGTATCATGGAGGCGTTGAAGGTGCGTTCCGACATATACGCTGGCAACAAGATCGGCTCCATATCGTTCGCCCCCGGCTTCACCGGCTGGGGCACGGAGATAGACATCCCCACGGCCACGGGAACCTTTGACAACATATTCGTTAGGAAGACCTTCACGGCCTACGAGATAGTGTATTCCCAGATATACGGGTTGGGCGGCAACCAGATCGTATCCGATATCAACAAGATAGGGAGGGTCGAGAGGCTGTCCGATCGTTGGAGATGCTACATGGACGACATGGACGGTCTCATGCTGATGAACCTCAGGGAAGGTGACGGCGTGAGGATACAGAGAAGGAACGGTATCACGTCCACTAAATATCTATTCGGTCGCTGTATCGGTATCTCATCCGACTATTTCGACGTGGCCTACCCGCTGATAGAGGGTACCGGCGAGCCAGAGGCTGGGGATTTCGCCATGCGATGGGGTAACGACAGGGATACCACTAGGCAGGGCCTTATCTACCTGACATCGGCGGATCAAGGAGCGCCGTTCATTGCCGTATATGACGGTATCACGGGCGTTTCCACGCAAGACACGCTGAAGGCCCAGCTAGGCAACCTCTCCATGATCCGTACCAAGAACGGTACGCAACTGAAGGGTTACGGGGCTTACCTGAACGGGATCTATATAGAGAACTCGTCCATATACCTCGATAACGGCATGACCGTGGAACAACAGTTCTCAGTGATGAACGGAGAGCTGAGGAGCGAGATCGAGGGGGTGAGGAACGACATGTCTCTGGAATCCGGGAATATACTTGTCAATTCCACGTTCGGGAAGGACACGAATTATTGGCGGTCGGAGAACGAGGTCCATTTCATTAACGTCGGGGGCGACCTGTTATGGATAGGCGGCGCTTTCTACTCGGAGAAGAGAGAGGTGGCGGACATCTACCGTGACGGTGAGCGTAACGTACTCCGTCTGCTGGGGACTACCATATACCAGTCAAACGCCAACATGAAAGGAGATAAGGTGGCTGGGACCTACTCGTACGCCTTTTTCTGCAAGGTCATGAGACGAGGTGTTTTGACGGTGGGTTTCGCCGGGCAGGAGTTGTACGACTCCTTGACCCTCGATCCTTCCGACGAGTACGTCAAGCTGTCAAAAGCCGGCAAATGGGACGGTACCGGGGATTTTAGGATCGGATTCACCGGCGAGATATTGATATACGGCGTGTCGTTGTTTAATGACAGGTTGGCTGACGCCGTGATAAAGCTTGAGACGCGGATCTTGCAGACGGAGGAGTATATCAAGTTACTGGCCACGAAGGAGTACGTGGACTCGGAGACAGGTGCGATATATACCAAGTATGACGCAGAGTTGTCGGTCATGGCCGAGGAGATATCCGCCCGTGTGACGGAGGAGCAATTCGCCACGGCGCAAGAGGCCATAACGCTGGCCAATAACGCCGCCAAGGCCGCCCAGACCGCCGCCGATAACGCTAACCAGTCCGTGACAAGCCTGAACACCTACGTTGACGGCGCTTTCGCCGACGGTATCATAACGGAGGCCGAGGCCAAGGCCATAGAGAAGTACCTGAATACGGTGAACACGTCCAAGGACAGCGTGACCGCCACTTATACGAAGTTGTATTCCAACACGTACCTTGACGGTGCGGCCAAGACCGGTCTTAAATCGGCCAAGGATGTCTTGGACTCGTCTATAAGCGCCTTGATAAGCAGTATCAACACGGCCATAGCGGACGGAAAGACCACCGCCTCGGAGAAGGCCGACGTGGATAAGAAATTCGCGGCCTTCAACACGGCCATGTCCTCGTTCGAGAGCGCCGTGGAAACGGCGAACAAGTATATACAGGACAAGTTGAAGGACTATACCGATACGGCGACAAACCAAGTGAAGGTGAAGCTGGAGTCTGATTTGTCGGTACAGGCGGGACAAATCACGGGTATATCCACAAGGGTGGACAATATAAGGAATGAGATAGACACGGCGGGATGGATCAACACTACGCAGGGAAATACGTTGTTCGCCGCCAAGAGCTTGGAGAATGGCGATAATATCATATCGTATATCAACCAGACGGCAACCACCACCACGATCAAGGCGGAGAGGATCGATCTTGTTGGTGTGGTAACTATATCAATGCTTGATAGTGACTTGCGTGATACTATTAATGACACAGTCTCTGATGTAAATAAAGCTTCCGATATAACGAGTGCTTTCTATCGTTTTAGTAACGATGGTATGAGTTTAAATCGTAGGATAGAGGTTGGTTCCGGTTCTATTGATAATCTCTCCGTGAAAGGAGGCATTTCACCAGATGTAAATAACGTATGTTTTTGGACTGGAGGTACATATGGACAAGCCGTGAATAATGAAGCTAAGATTGTTTTACGGCATGATGGGGCAGGATTCCTAGCTAATAAGAATATCTCTTGGAATACATCTGGAGATTTAAGTATAATAGGCAAAATACAAACCTCAGATAATGGGAATAGAATCATAATAGACCCATCGACGAGAAGTATTCGTATGATTAATGATAAAAACTCATTAACAGGAGAGATCTTGTTTAATGATATGACTGGGTATCAGTCATTACCCGCATTCCATATTTATATGAGAAACGCATCTTCAGGTGTCTCCAATTATCGAGTTTCCATGGGATATTTCGGATTTGGATCTTACGATAATGGAGGAAATGTCTTGTTTAATATCTCCCCATCGGGATTAATGACATTTCCGTATATGTCAACAGTAGATCCAAAGGTGAAAGGAGCTATATGGCGGGATGGGAATATGCTTAAAATATCTTTGGGATAATATTAACAATTAAAATACAGTAAATCATGAAAGTAAATTTCAACAAGAATCTAAAAAACTTCGATGGAACAGACATGAGGGACAATTCCGGTGAAGTGAAGGTCATCAAGGACGTAGTATGCTCTAGGCTTTACTCTTCCGGCGATGATATGAACGAGGACGAGAAGTACGAGCTTTACAAGCTAATGACAAGGATCTACGCCGCCGATGGTGAGATGGACATCAGCGACAAGGAATCCATATTAATAAAGAAATGTTGTAACAGGACGTTGACCTCCGGAGCTTTCGGTCAGATCTTTGAACTTTTAAACGTGTGATACCATGGAGATAACGAGCGACACAAGGACGATAAACGGCTACTCGGAAGTGGCCGGTATCAAGATACAGTATTCCGCCTCGGTCAAGACAGATGAGCGGATAGACCGGATAACAGGCTCTTTTATCAAGGACGGGGTACGTGTGGAATCTCTTGCCTACGAGCGTAACGGGCAGTTCTTCATGTCGGTGGACAAACCCGGCGTGATAACGAGCAAGGAGGATGCGGTGGCCGTAGCCACTCAATTCTTCAACGACACTTACGAGATGTTGAACAGTCAAGAGGGAGGGTAACATGGAAAGCATCATCCTATCATCGGGCACCGAGGTAACCCCCGAGGACATCCAGAAGATAGCGTCGGCGGTCAACGACCTGTTGCTGACCACGTCGAAAGACCCGGGGCAGTACGAGGAGGCCAAGAGCCTGCAAGGTATATCGTCCTTGCCGGTGTTCAGGCAATCCGGATCGGCCTATGATCTCGTGCGTGTGGCCATATCCTTGTTGAGGGGCGTTGACGGGAAACAGATCGTCTTGCAGGTCACCGCAGATTACATACAGTGGCGTTACGAGGACGGGATGTGGCAGAACCTCATACCGCTCGCCGACTTGAAGAGGCCGGCCACGGAAGCCGCCGCCGATGTGCGTGAGAGGATGGACGCTATCGTGAGCGAGGTTAACGCCTTGAAGACCCAGTTCGAGAACGACGTGAGGCACGCCTTGGAGAGGGCTGACGCTGCAACCGAGAAGGCGAACACGGCGGCGGAGAACGCCAAGTCGGTGTCTGACCACCCGGGCTATATCGGCGATGATTTCCATGTCTACACGTGGGATTACGCTACCGGGGCCTATATCAAGACGGACAGGATACTGAAACCGGAGGCGTTCACGATCTATAAGGCCTATAAGTCCGTCTCGGCTATGGAGGCGGACAAGTCTAACGTCCCGGAGGGGAAGTTCGTCATCATCAACACGGGCAGCGTGGAGGAAGAGGATACCGGCAAGCTGTATCTCAGGACATCGACGGGCTACGACTATATCGTGGACGTTTCCGGTATGAGAGGCTTCACCGGGAAGACCCCGCAATTCTCCATAGGCACCATAACGGCGGGAACCTATCCTTCCGTCTCGTTGTCCGACGGGGGCACGGACACATCCGGCAACCCCGTATACAGGATGAACTTCGTGTTGCAGAGAGGCCCTAGGGGATTATCTCCCAAGATATCGATCGGCAAGGTGACGACCGGTCTCCCGGGAACGGTGGCCCAAGCCACGATAACCGAGAAGGGAGAGACCGAGGAAGGGGTCCCATTGGCAGAGCTAGACCTTACCATCCCGCAAGGACAGGACGGATCGGTAGTCGGCGTATACAAGACAAGGGAGATCGACCATGTCCCGGGGGCTAACGACGTGACCTACGAGGAGGGCGGTGAGACCAAGAGCTACCCTATAGGCGGTGAGGTCTATCTAAGGGAGGCTCCCGGCGACGTTACGTTCTACAAGCTCCACGACATAGTGGAGGGTAAGGCCATATGGGAGGAGTCTTCCGGAGCCGCCTTGCCGGGGAACGTCTACTTGACCGGGGCGAATTACTACAATGAATCAGTAACAATAATAGATAAAGGGATATTATCATGAGCAAGAGAGGAGCTTACGTATACCAACAGATAGAGCAGTCCACCGCCGAGTGGACGGCTGACAGCACCATATACCCGCCGTCGCTATGGCTTTTCGAGCGGTTGGCGAACGGCAATTTAAACATGAAGTTCTCGGACGGTATCCATACGTACGCCGAGCTTCCATTGATGATGCAAGACATCAAGGTGAGGATAAAGACTAACACGGACACGGAATACGTCTTGGAGATAACCTCCGCTGAGGGAACCATAACCACGCCTAACTTGCGTGACCATTACGACGATACGGATATCCGGAATCTGGTCACCGGTCTAAGGACGGACGTTGATAAGTTAAAGCCCGTTGTCACATCCACCCCGTCTAACGGCCAGATAACCATAACGCCGGACAAGGCCAAAAACGAAGATCCGGACGTGTCGATAACGCTGGAGACCAAGGGGGACAAGGATAAGTCGCTGATGGCCGACGGTAATTACCGCAAGTTGCCCGTGTACGGGAGGAACCTGTTGCTGGGATCGGGGAAGGAGGTGAGTAACTCTAACCAAAATATAGCTAATTATTGGTTGGTAGAACAGATTCCGGAAGGCACGCAGGTTACAGTCACTGTATGGGGAGATTTAGGAGAAGGGATAGAGTTCCTTAGATTATACAATTCAGGAGGTTCAGTGACATTGATTTCGTTTAATCGCAACAATTTCGAAAACGGCAAAACAAGCAGAACATTTAACTGGAATATTAAAAGTCCAAGTGGCGAAAGTACTGCTGATAATACCCGTTTATCACTATTCGTTAATCCTGTTATCGCAGAATCTACCTCCACCATCCACAAGATCAAGCTCGAGTACGGCGACATCTCCACCGAGTGGACCCCCGCTTGGGAGGACATCCCGGATATAGAGGAGCGGTACGCCTACGGTACAGAGTGGGACATGGCTTCGTCAAGCCCGGACGGGAAGCGTGTGGGTAATATGCAACTGCATAGGGATTTGCCGGTGCAGAGCGGGATGATACGCTGTATTATTGATAATAATGGAGGTATTGTGAGATACAATGACGAGGCAGTTGATGATATTCTAACACAATCGGCTATGGTTGAGATCCCTGAACATTGGTTTAAATTATATACAAATGGTACTAAGTTTAAAGCGATGTTCTCTGCAATACCTTTACCCGGATATAACCACATAGATAAATTTTACATATCTACTATGGAGGCTAGAATTTATCGTAATAATTCGACTTTGTTTAGTTCTAAAGGTGTTAATTCTACTGATTCTAGCGTCCGCGGCGGCGACAACACCGCCGACTGGGACGGCACCTATCGTTCCTTGCTAGGCCGCCCCGTCACCAACCTCACCCGAGACCAATTCCGGCAAGCCGCAAGAAAACGTGGCAGCGGATGGGAGATGTATACCTATAACGCCCACAAGACCCTGTTCTGGCTATTCGCCGTCGAGTACGCCACGCTGGACAGCCAGAAGCCTTTCAACGCCCAGAAGGACGCTAACGGTTTCGCACAAGGCGGCCTAGGTCCGGGACCGACGCAAATGACGGATTGGACTAACTTCAACAACGCCAACCCCCTTATCCCATGCGGCTATACCAACGAGTTCGGGAACGGCTCGGGAGAGAAGGCATATGTGGTGAAGAACGCTTCCGGCGGTACTCACGCCACGTTGATGGCTAACAGGTATCGTGGCATAGAGAATCCGTTCGGACACATATGGAAATACACTGACGGGGCCAATATACAGGTCACCACGGGCGATGCGGGATTATCCATATTATGGACTACCGATGACCCATCGAATTTCAGCGACACCTCTTACACCGGTTATGACAAGAAAGGCAATATCTGCCGTACAGATGGTTATGCCAAGAAGATGTTGCTTGGAGAAGATGGCGATATAGTGGCCACGGAGGTCGGCGGTAGCTCCTCTACCTACTGGTGTGACTACTATTACACCTATACATCAGCAAACCGCATACAGGTGTTACTGATTGGCGGTTCTGCGGACATTGGGCAGAATTCGGGCCTTGCTTACATAAATACGCATGATGCGTCTTCCGCTGCGGCTAAATACTTTGGTTCGCGCCTTTGCTTTTTCCCCGAATATCGTAAAACGTCGGCGTAGCCGCACGTCTCACGTCGGGAATTTTTTTGTATAACGATTAAATAACAAGACATGAAAAGAACATATAGCGACACTATACCGATCACTATGGAAAAGGACGGTGACGGATCCTACCTTTACCGGTGGGACGTTAGAGAGGAGAGAAGGGAGATGGGTGACGATATGGCCCCCGTGATCTCCTATAGTTACAACGAGGTCAGGGTATGGCCCACGTTGACGGCCAACAAGATATTGGAGGCATGTATCAACGCCCTATGGGACAAGGACGTGGAGCAAAAGAAGCTGAACGACTACAACGCCGCCCAGCTGGGCATACTGGACTTGTTATACGTGGAGTCTTATAAGACGTTCCTTAACGAAAGGAAGGCGTTGAAAGACCGTGTGGATAGCGATTTCGCCGAGTGGGAGGCGGCGAGAGAGGATGAGAGCATAGTGGTTGTTTAACTAATTAAAAAAAAAGGATCGGAAGAATGGATTGGACGATGATGTTAACCGCCGTATTAACCTTTGTTGGAGGAGGTGGTCTTGGAGCAGTGCTGATGTTTCCGCAAAAGAGGAAATCGGCCGAGTTGGAGAATGAGACGAAAGCGAGTGAGCAATGGAAGGAATTGTATATCAAAAGTCAGGAGGAAAAGAAAGGTTTGAGCAATCTTATAGATAAACTATACGACGATCAGGGACATTTTCGTGACGAGAATAACCGTCTTACAACCCAGATAGCGGTATACAAAGTACTTAAATGCAGAGATTTGAAATGTACCAATAGGAATCCTCCTATCGAGAACAATATAAATAGTGAGGATAAGGAGGATAAAGATTGCGATAAAGAAGGCTCCCCAGATCCAAAAGGATAGGGGAGCCGGATAAATTTTAGCTTCCTGTCTTTCGCAAGGGAGGATAGCAAGGTTAACAAAGCGCATAAAAGTATAAAAAATAATTGATATGAGATCGATTAACAGGAAAATCAACTTGATCGTGATCCATTGTTCGGCCACTAGGGTAGATAAGGATTATACCCCTGAGCAATTAGAGAGAGACCACAAGGCGAGAGGATTCAACTCCGCTGGTTATAACTATTATATCCGGAAGAGCGGGGAGATAGTATCTATGCGTCCATTGGAATTGATTCCGGCTCATGTGACCGGATATAACAAGAACAGTATAGGAATATGCTATGAGGGTGGTCTTGATCCGGACGGGAATCCGGATGATACACGTACGGAGGCACAGAGACAGTCGATTATAAGGCTGTTGTTGGATTTGGTCGTACAGTTCCCGGATAGTAGGATCTGCGGTCATCGTGACCTATCCCCGGATCTTAACGGTAACGGTAAGATTGAACCGGACGAGTGGATGAAGATGTGTCCGTGTTTTAATGCCGAGGAGGAGTATCGCAATATATGAAACCTTGGCAAGTAATATTAATACTAGTGTGCTTGGTAGCCAGTTTCACGGCTGGCTACCATGTCCGGGGAAATGTAGCCAGTGATTCGATATCCAAGACCGACACGTCCGCCAAGGTGGATACGATACATGACAGCATCCCGTACCCGGTCTATGAGACACTGGTACAAACAATACCTGAGCCTTTTCCTGTCTACATTACATTAGACGGTGACACGATTAAGGAACCTATATATGTCCCGGTGCCGATAACCAACAAGGAGTACAAGACGGATGATTACCGGCTGTCAATATCCGGCTATAAGTCTAATCTTGATTACATCGAGGTTTATAGAAGGACTGAGTATATAACCAAGACGATCTCCCCCCGTAGATGGGGAATCGGTGCGATAGCCGGTTATGGGATCGGAAAGCATGGCTTGTCACCCTATGTCGGGATAGGCGGGTTTTATAGAATTTGGTGAGGCTTCCATGGCTCACGCCCGAGAAACCTCTGATAATAGAATGAATGCGTTATATGAATAACAAGGGCTGACGTTTTTTGTTCATGATAATTTAATATTAGTTTGATGGTGACTTCGTGAGAACGAACCGGAAAGGGAAGATGAAGAAAAAAGAATCTTCCCTAAATAATCGGATCGGAAGTTTGATTATTTTTTCATGCCACGCACGACGGGAAGATTCTTATATGTCTTTCTGCCGTGCATTTTTTTGCCCGGCTTAATAGTAAAACAAACCACGAAATAAAAAGTTTATGAATAAGGTGGAAATTTTTTACAAAAAAGTGATAGAGGCAGTCTGCAAGGAGTGCGGAACCGATCCGATAATGATGTTTAGCAACAACAAGGAGAGGAACGTTGACGCTAGGGGAGTGGCTATAACCATACTGGCCGATCGCAAGTTGAGCGACAATATCATATCCGATCTGACGGGGATGACGAGGCAGGCGGTCAACAGGATGCGTAACTTGTACCCGGACAGAATAAGGAGGAGTTACTATCTGAGAAGAACGGTGGAGAGCGTGAAAGAGGAGCTATCCGGTACGGTCTGAGGGTGCGTTATGTTGTAAGGCATGTGATTTGTCTATGAAAAAATTTTCATATAACAAAATTTTATGCGACATTTGCGGAATAAAAGGTGATTTTTATAGCCTCGTCAAGTAACCAGCCTTGGCTGAGGCTTTACTTTTAACACCTTATATCTTAAAAAATGTATATTCTAAATAGATCATGAAAAAATATGACAGCGATCGTAGGAGTTTTAAATAAACATGCTGTAGCTATTGCGGCGGATAGCGCAATTACTACAACGGGTCTATCTAGACGAAAGGTCTTTAATCGGGGGAATAAAATATTCACGTTGTCTAAATTTCATCCAGTAGGCGTTATGATTTATAATAACGCTGCATTAGAGGGAGTGCCTTGGGATGTTATAATTAAACTTTATAGAAGGTCTTTGGGAGATAAATCTTTTCCAAAATTGGAGGATTATAAAAAAGATTTCATAAGATTTATCTATAAAAAGAATTTTTTTATAGATAAATCAATTCAGTTAAGCTATTTAAGTGCGTCTGTTCAGTTTATCATTACTAATCTTATCGGGAATGAGGCTGGTCGATTGTGTGGAGGTATAAGGGATGACAATCATGATGATTTTTTGTCACAGATGAAAAGATTAATGAGACAGTATTCTGATTTATATTCTTCCACAAAACAATGTGAGTCTCTAAGTGGTTATAAGATTGATGATTTCGTTAAGTATTCATCAAAAGTTTTTGATGACCTAATCAATTCTCTAAATCAGATATCTCCAGATAAGGAATTTAGGGAATATGCGGAGACTCTTATTTTCAATATGATAAAATCAGAGCATGATAATCTCCCTTTTACAGGTATAGTTTTTGTTGGTTATGGTGAAGATGATATATATCCTAAATTGGATCCTGTTAATATTTCATTGGTCATAGACAACAAGCTTCGATATTATGATGATATAAATAATTCTGTTGAGATATCGGATAAAAATTCATCTGCGATTCAGCCTTTCGCTCAAACTGATGTTATGGATACAGTTTTACTAGGTATCGATCCCAAATTAGAAAAGTTGTTTATTGAAAATTTTAAAAAGACGATAACTAAATATGGAAACATGATCGCAGAAGGTGTAGATAGAATTGATCCTCAAATGGCCGCCAAGATACGGGACTTGGATATAAGCGGAGTTGTCAATGAATTTAGAATATTGAATAGGGAATTGAAAAGAAAGCAATATATTATACCTCTAGTAAGGGCTATCTCTTCTTTAGAGAAAGAAGATTTAATAGATGTGGCAGAAAGTTTGATATCATTGACTTCCTTAAAAAGAAGGATGACCTTTGAGGAAGAGAGTGTGGGCGGTCCGGTAGATGTGGCTGTTATTTCTAAGGGGGACGGATTTATTTGGATAAAAAGAAAACATTATTTTGACCCGAATTTAAATGATCATTTTTTTAAAAACTATTATAGATAATACATATGGGAACGTTATTACAGTCTGATGCAGGTTATTTGTTCGCTCTTGATAATGATGTTATCATGAATGAACCTAATGAATTGGATGCCTATATAAAATCAAAAAGGATCCAAGAATGTAAAGATTCATTAGAGGATGGTATGAGCCTTGATGAAATATCGGAGGTCGTTTCCAATAGGTTAGTTGATCTTATAAAAAAACAATTAACAAGGGAATAGTATTCTATATTTCTTTATAACAAAAAAGCGTCGTCAACACAAATTGGCGGCGCTTTTTTTGTCTCATCCCCTTCCGCAAAGAACTAGCAACAACCTCGCAACAAGCTAGCAAGGAGATATTTATTTAGCAAGGCACTTCTCTGGATTTTTGTGGTGCCGGGATAACCCGGAATAACCATAAAATTCATGATATATGGAAGCAGAGAAAATCATTAAGGAGAAAGAGATCGTCCATGAGGATGAGCACAAGGATTACGCAAGCAAGGGCGTGGGTAACGCCGGCTTGACATTGGGTATCATTGGTACGGCTCTTGGAGCTTGGGCGGTGTCACGTAACCGTGGCGGCTTGTTCGGCGGTGGCTGGGGAGCCGGTATGCCGGAGAACGTTAACATCAACACGACCACAGGAGGCGGTGGTGGTTCCGGGGTAGGCGCTCCGACTGCGTTCATGGCTTGGGAAAAGGGCTGTGAGGAGGCGTTATCGCTTACAAACGCAATGTGGGGATTGAAAGTCTCAGGTATGCAAGCCGATTACGATCACCGCCAGACGGATATCGCCGAGAAATTCGCCTTGTGGAAGTCACAGGTAGACGCTGATTTCGGATTGTACAAGTCACAGGTAGACGCTGATTTTGGTCTATACAAGAACCAAAGAGACCAGTTCGATGTCTTGAAGGCTCAGATCGATGAATTGAGGTGTCAGGTGGCTGTAGGTTCGGCGATTCGTCCTTACCAAGACAAGTTGCTTCAATGCGAGATCGAGAAGGCGTTCACGGCTAGTGTCAATTACACCGATCGTAGAACCAGCCGTATGATCACGGGAGAATTGGTATTGCCAAATACCCCTACGGTAACAGGCTATCCTAGCTACAATCCGTGCTCATGCCCGGCATCCGCTCCGGCACCTACGGCTTAAGGTAAAGTTAGTGGCTTGTGCTCCCTAGGGGGCGCTTGCCGCTTTCCTTTTTTTTAACCACTAACAGTATTATCATGCAGACAAATGTTTTTTTAGGGGGGAGTGACCCTGTATTAGGTAGCAACCCTTATAATCCGAATATAAGCGAGATAGAAGCAAACATTCAGCGTCTCCAGCAAGCGCAGCAACAGATGGAGATTCAGAAGCAACGTATGCTTAACCCTTCTGCGCAACAGGCCCAAAGCCGTAATCCGGTGTGGGACGAGATAGATAAGCTCGTTAGCGAGATGTCGGATAGCGAGTTCGAAATGGTCAATAACAATCCGGAGTATCAACAGTCCTACCAGAAGGTAATGGCTATCCTTAACCGTGAATACATGCGCGTCATGCGTCCGTTGGTGGAGGAGAGCAAGGATGGCAAGGCCGCCTTGGAGGAATTGTTGGGAATGGCCAAGAAGATAAAGAAATCGGCCTCAGAGAATGTTAACAAGAACATGGCGTTGTTCGCTGAGTACACGGCCAAATACGCCGATATGCCATACGCCGACTTCCTTAAATTGAAGAATAGCGGAAAAGGAGGTAAAAAATGACACGTGAGGAAGGTATGCTTATCGAATTGATCGATAAGGTCAAGAGACAAGGGTATGCTATCAATACCTTGAGAGAGGAAGTGGAACAATTAAAGAAAGAGTCATATGGAACTAAAGCAACAAGCTCTAGAGCTAAAAAGCAGGCTAATTAACTCGGTGGAGATATGGGCGGAGGAAAGGGTTGACTCTTTCGTCTCCGGTAACACGGCTTTCAAGCCCCTTGGCAAGTATCTGAAAAGAGGTGTCCACAACATCCTCGTGCAAAAGGACAAGGAGATCACCGATAAGGTGGAGGGTTTCATGATGTTCGTCGCTGACGAGAACGGCAATTACGATAAGGAAGAGTTATTCGATGACGCTATGAACGTATTCAAGAGCATGAAGCCGTATAAGTTCGAGCAAGGATTCTTGAAGGGTACGATCGGGGAGGGATCTATATTGGTGGAACTTCCGGATAACGCTCTTATGAATTTTATCCTAGGCGAAACGAACGCTATCCGTATAACGGAAGCGGATTTTTTGGAGTTGAAATCAATATTTACCGAATAATAATATGATATATGAGATACAAGGAACAGATAAGGGAGTACCAAGCCAAGGGACTAGGCTCCGAGAAGAAGATGTGGGCCTCCATAGACGTGATGGAGGAGGCTATGGAAAAGTTAAGGGAGAAAGACCCGGAAGCGTATGACGAGGCTATGCGTGATTTACATGAGGTGTTTTGTGGGCCTCATTATAATGAGTGCTTTGCTAGGATGGACGTGGCGGCAATGTTCCACAAAAACGCTAAAGGAGATGTTGTCAAAGGCGAGCACTGGAGCATGGAGCAGGTATCTGCCGCTATAAAAGGCATGAGCGTACCGGGGAACTCTAACATATGGGATGTATATGTGGCGTTGCACTCAAACTGGCATGACAAGGAAGTGAAATTCTTGGAATGGTTCGGTCCGGATGCGGATAAGAGGATCATCGAGGATGCTATAAACTTCTACTTTCTTGATGAGGACGGCCCGAAAGAGGGTAAGATTTGGGAATACATGTGTGCCATGGATGACTAAGAAAACCAAAAGACACGCAAAGAAGGAATCCGCAAGACGGGAGATAGACCGCCTCACGGATTCCTTGGATTTCGAGCCTGTCAACCTCTATGAGGTGATGGCCCGGATACGGCACTTGATGTGCCTGTTATAGCCCAATATCGCTTATTATTCTCCGGCCTATACGCCGTTGGCAGGGGAATCACCCCCGGCATAGTTTAAGTAAAATGTAATAGTTAAGACTTGTTCTGACATTTGTTTTATATCTTTCCTAATAATTCGTTATACTCCTCTATCCATTCAAGTTTTATTGGAAAACCAGCATTGTAATAACGCGATACAGCCCCACATAATTCATGAAATCTAGCCCTATGAACATTTTTATAATAAATATCCTTTGGCATTACCCCTAACGGAGGCATTTGTTTTTGTCCTGTTTCCATTTGTTTTGAACTTGATAAAAAATCTTTTATTTTATTGGCTAGTCCTATCAGCATTTCTGATTGGAGCTCATTGAACTCCTTGCAGTACCTCATGTCATCTTTATGCTTCTCTTCCGGAGACCGATCATCGCCTACGCTGCAATATCCGGCGAAAGAGTTTACCGGTAGTGGTCTCATAGCCTCTATAGCTAGTTTGATCGATTTCTCTTTGATGTTTTCTTCCATGATTTATTATTATTTGTTACCATTCTATTATTAATCCATAATCCCCTCGGTGCCATTCTCCTTGATAGAGCTTGAATCCTTGTCTCATGAGTTCAAGTTTGCACTCATCGGATAAGTATACCCAATGCGGGAAAAATATTTTATACTCGTTTCGTTTATTCGCTTCTTTTATAGCATTATATATCAGATCTAACGATGGTGAGTTTTTTTCTAATTCTCTAGCTTTCATATATTTTTTTAATTATGAGCCTTCATGGGAAGGCTCGGTTAATACTATTCCTCAGATCGAGTATAGGCATCCAATGGGTAACACAAATTTTATCACCATTAGTATCATACCATTCATTACATTCTCTGCAATACCAACCCTGTTGTAAGTATTTAAAATAATCAGTACACCAGCAGCCAGTTATTACCAGATCTTCATCATCAGGTAACTTATCTTTTGTGCTTATCCACGGGAATTGCTTTGCCTGCCATTCGGCACCTGCTATAAATCCCTGATAATACGCCGGGAATGCACTACCGCTACTCCTGCTTTCAGCGAATAAATGAGCCGCTTCTTCTACTGTCTGTCTCATATCAATATCTCTTTCCATGATTTTAAATAATATTTAAATATTGCTAACCACACATTGTTAGTACACGGTAAACCTGTATATTTGCGTTGCGTTTGGTTGGAACATTAACACCTCCAATCTGGTGAACTGTCATTCACCTCCTTGTCCTATCTCCCTTGTCCGAGAAAAGACACAAGCCCATTGTCCTGTAACTTTGGGCTTTTTTTAGTTTCGCTTGACAGGGCGTAGCTAAATATAGCTTGACGATGCAGGTCGTCAGGCAAATCGGAAAGGAGGTGTTTAATGTGGAAGACCAAACGCGCGAAGACAGCAAGACTCGTATTTTCTGTCGCTACATAGTAAAGAATGGTAAGAGAATCTATCCTAAGACCTCTCGTTATTTCTCTTTCTTGGTGAGCGATAAAAAGTAAGCCTAGCTGTTTTTTAGGAGATGTGCAGGCATCTCCTTCCTTTATTAGTCTATAAGCGTTACCTTAATCATTTGATCCTCCTTTCCTCAATTCCTCTATCAGTGCATCGGCAAAAGCTACGGCATATTCTGCTTGTGTTTTAAAAGTGCCTTCATAGACTTCTCTGCTTGAATTACAAAGAAACGCTGCCATCATTTCTTTTGCAATATCATATCTACGATATTCCCAATCGATGGTATTATACGTTGCTTTCATGATTACCTCCTTTCAGTAGTTCGGGATTGTCATAAACATTACCTATTACTTTAATTTCTCTTTTATAATCAGTCCACCAGCAAGGACTAACTTGCTGCCAATAACGAGTTTTAAGATCACAGTCCAAATCTGTAAGATTAGCCAAGCAATAACTCGCCCATTCATCTATGTACCTAATCAATTTAGGATATTTGCCATTCACGCAGATAATGTCCCCCTCGTAAATCTCCTTTTCGCTCTTGTCTTTTAGGCCTGTGAACTGGCCTACGGTGTCGGGATCCACGTCATGGTTTAGCTCGTTCCCTAACTCGTCGAACCCTATTATCGAGGTGCATCCGCTCGGATAGGTTATCAATGACCCATAACGCCACGGATTATCGTTCTCAATGTCTTTCCCCCTGAATTTAATCTCACGCATTTTGTACTCCTTTCTCTAAAATATCATCACAAGCCTTGCTATCGCACCTTACCGGCTTTTGATGGAAGGAGCACCAAGCCTCTCCGTTTGCGTCTTCATCCTCGATAAGTAGGCAATCGCCGCATTTAACCGCTAGGTATTTATTGTCAAGGTGTCCTTCCTTGATAAGCCATTCAATCATATTCACAACAGCATCTAAGACATTCTTTTTCATAACCTCATGCTTGCAGTCGTATCCCAGTTCTGTGTATTGGATGAACCAATACACGCTATCTTTTGTGATTTCCAAACTTAAATCGGGTCGGTTGCGTTGTGAAATCGTGGCAGGAAGCATATCTATCAATTTAGATAGAGACCAAGCCGGGAATGCCATATCTTGATCCACATGCTTTTCAACCCTGCCATATTCAAATGCGACCGGCAATTCGAGCTCGTCAAGATACATGTCCGCCGTCTCCGGTCTCACCCCGGCCTCTAATAGCCGGGATGATTGTTCTTTGGTTGTGCAAATTTGATTCATGATTGTTTATTTAATTAATTCAAACTCGTAAGCTAAAACCCAAGGATTAGATTCCCACGTATATTTACCACAGACGCAATCTACCAATGAAGAAAAAGCCTCTAATGGAGTATCATATTCTTTGTACTGTCCATGAGGGCAATTAGAACGTGTAACTCCATGATGCCAATAATATCTTCCCCATTCACCGTCGGCGGATTTGTGCATAGTCATCGTTACTCCCTCATTCAAACAGTCCTCGTTGGATATATCCTGTAATCTCTCAACTTTGATATTAGTAATACGGATATGGTGTTTGCAGGCTTCCGCAAGGACAAACATCTTATTGTTCCATCCTTTAGATTCCCCCAAGGTACCCCTGATCACTCTCCAATCTTTAGGGCTTCTGTCAAGAGCGTCAGCGTCATATCCGAGTTCTTTATAACTTTGCGCTATGGCGACCTCTTCTCCGATTTTATACCGAGTTTTTTTATAGGCAAGGAGATAACCGTCATCGGAATAAATACAAATCTTATTATCCTCTATTTTCGGATATGAACCCTCATAGTTATAAAGATAAAATCTTATATTGCAATCGATCTCAATCCTTCTTGTCTGTGTCTTTTTACCTTCAAGGACTAACTTGGTTAGGTTGAATCGATCATTGAACATTATTTTATTCATGCTTTATCATCCTATTGTATTTCCAAGCCCTATAAAACCACTTAATAAAGTTAACCCAGCATTTCGGTGTCATTAGAAACTTTCTCACCGCATAGAAGGGTAGGATTGTCTCCATTGCGACATAGTACTTACCCCATATATAACGGTGACGTGTACATTTCTCCGCTATCTTCCTTTGCTTTTTGTCTATCCATCCATGATAATGAAAGGCTATAAAATTATCATGGAACCAGACCTCAATAACGGTGTTCTCTCCGTTATCATTGGTTTGCCTGACGTTCATTCCCCAACTCATTTCTATTCCTCCTTCACTTCTAAAAATATTACATCTTGATTGTCTTCTCTTTGGAAATCCAAACAAGCCATATTTGCGCATTCTCCTTTAGGTCTGCTAAAGAAATAGCAGTCAATGCAAAGACCCTCGCAAACCTTTAGATTAGCCTTCCCTTGACGGAACGTCTCGCCTATAACGTATTCTTTAGCCATATTTACCCCTCCTGTATTATGACATCCCCATCCTTATCCGTGAACACGTCCACTAAATCGTAGTAATATTGATCGTCGGACGTGCGGATCATTATCTCCGCTTCCGGGTCTTGCTCTTGGAGTAGAGCTATTAGTTCTTTATTTCTCATGACTGTTATTTTATTTCCTCATTAATAAAATCCTTCATCTCTTCATCGTAAACCCCGCTGTCACGCTGGAGCTCCAAGCATTTATCCTTGGAAAAATTGGCCTCCCTAGCTATATTAGCGGCCATAGATGGTGCCCTTAGCTCGACAACGAGCATCTGTATGGCGTACCATACGCCTCTGCAAAAGTCTAAATCGTTCATGCTGTTATATTTGCTCTCATCATAGATGAATGCAGCTTTCAACTATGATGAATGTCTTTCTTTAGAAAACTAAGTATATGTCGTATAACCTTGATAGTCCATCCATTGCCTAACAAACGGTATATCTGCGTATCAGAGCAATCCCATTTGTACCAATCAGGAACGGTTTGTAGCCTAGAGCACTCGATCGGGGTCAATCTCCGGATAGATGATGTCTCCACTAGGGTCATGCCATTAGCTTGTGATCCTTTATATGAGGAGGCAAGTAATGAGCTCGATTTTCCGTCTTGATCTTTCAAGTTTCTTTTTTGTCGTACACTAAGTATGGCATGGCTTCTTCTACTCATCTCGGCTAACAAGGCCGGACATTGTCCATTCGCATGATATACCCTGTTTTGTTGATATGGCTGGATGCCCCCGCTTTCCTTACTTTCATTTAACTGGATAATCTTATGGAGCACATTGTTCTGTTCCCATGCGTTTGACGATAAGGTTGGTGCCTTGCCACGGAAAACATTACCCTTATTATTGCCCCTAGGTCTTTGCAGGATCAAGTCCATATCCGAATGGTTTCCTGCTCCATGGCCTCCAGCTAAGAGACATGAGGCTTTGTTCTGATATTTTCTTGGCATACCGGAAGTATTTATGATTTCGTAATTATGTCTGGGGGAAAGTCCCCCTCTGCCACTGGCACGTTGGCATGGTGCCTTCCCGTTTACCGAGATAAAGGTCCCGGTGTTATTGCATGTGCCAGCGGCCATCAAGGAGACCGCTTTATCCCCGTCGATCTGGGTGAATCGTTTCTCCATACGTTTATCGTTTAAGATATACCTAATGGCCTTCTCGCTTAGGTAATATTTCTCGTCAACCTCTTCCTCCAAGATATCCCTTAACAATATACCCTCGTCCTTTGGCTGCGGTATGTCGGAGTGGATCTCCCCGAACAGTCCGACCTTCTTTGTCCTTATGTTCGTCCAATACCACCGGTTCCGGTTCTGGGCCGACACCAAATTTGAGTTTATGTTGACTGGATGAACACCGCAATACTCAGTAATTACCCGCATGTGCTCTTTCTTCATGTTTACGTTCTCAAGCAAGAAGAACACATCCGGGTTCAATGCCTTCACGTGGCTCAGTATGTCCACGAATACGAAGAAGAGCTTGCTTCTAGGATCATCGAAAGCCAGTTGTTTGCCGGCGAAAGAGAATCCTTGGCAAGGACTTCCTGCCAGTATGAGATCTATCGTTCCCCAATCTATCTCCCATTCCCTCCACTTAGTCACGTCCCCTAAATGTATCGTGTCCGGGAAGTTCAGCCTCGTTTGGGATATGGCGAACTTGTCGATCTCGCTCGCATAATAATGCTCCGGTTCAATCCCGAGTTCTCTTAATGCGATCCTACCACAAGACATTCCGTCAAATAAGGATAAAACATTCATGTCTCTCTCGTTTTAGCAAAAACTACGCTCTCGTGATCCGGCCTCATATGGGCCATGCAAGCAGATGAGTATTCGCAGAATCTCGCTCCCTCGTCCCGGAAGACGCATCCCCTGCACGGGATCTTGTTCTGGCCGTTATAGTACGGCCTGTACTTTTCCACGATAATTTTCATGTCTCCTACCAACACGATCAAACCGGTAGGGGTGTTTCTCAATCTCTCTGTTATTTCCATGTTACTCTATATCAGTTTTTTTTACCCTGTAATGTGTCCCATTGATCTCTTTAACGGCAAAGTCAGAGAACGTTGCCTCTCCCTTGGACACCATCTTACATACGTCGTTGTAAGAGTATAGCTTGGCTCTCTTGTCAAACTTGATGATATCCGCTATGTTAAGCTCCTTGTAGTTGAAATTGTCAATAAGATGGTTGATAGCGTCATTAAGCCGTTTTGTGGTGAACTTATTCGCCCTTACCCTTTCCGCTAACAAATTAAAGAACGGATCTCCCATTTTCGGGAATGCGGTCATCAATCTGCTGATAGATACGGCTATTTCTCGTGGCTCAGCTAAATCCCCGGTATAGAGACTTACGCTGCACTCACCGTTTGGATTCCTCGAAATCGGCTCGGGCGATTCCCTCTGCGATATTTCGAAGGAACTCGTTTGGATCACGGTTGCATTGTTGAGTATTTGCCCTATTTTTGTTGTCATAATTACCTGATATTACTTTCTCGAAATTAGTTGGCTTGATAAGCCAGTCAAAAGAAGCTCGCCAGCCATTTTTATTCTGACCTTTGAGAAAATCGCTGTTTAATGCCATTTGTATCATCCTTGCGAAGGTTTCTTTCCCGTATGTCTTGATACGTGCGTTTATCATCCCTTTTCGCTTGTCTGACAGAGGCATCCGTATATTTCCGAATGCGCCTTGCGTTTTTTCATTGAAAAATTTGACAAGTTCTGCGTAATCAATCCGTCCATCGTGCGGCTGTGAAGTCGCACATACAGGAGATTCGTTAGAATCTTCTGTTATATTTTCCTCTTCCTTTTCCTCTTCCTTTATAGGCACTGATTGTTCAGTGAACGTTCCGTGATTAATCAGTGATTGTTCAGTGAATTTTGATAAGATATTGTCTAACTTGTTTTTAGGTATGTTCAAATCGTCAACATTCGGTCGGTTTATCACTTGATGCCGAGCGAATTTAGGCAGATATATGAAATTCTCATTATTATAAGAGAACTGACATATAAATCCATTTGTCGCAAGCTCTGATAACCATTTCTCAAACTGTTGAACCTGAATTTGGTCATACGGGAATATCTTAGACTTTAACCATATCGTGTCACCGATCACAACGCCGACATCATCGGAGAAAGTCCATAATCCTATGTATAGGAGTCTGGAGTCTCTGCTGATCTTACCTATTTTGGAATCGTCCCAGAATTTAGGCTTAATTGTCCTTATCCGTGCCATGCTTATTTCTTTTTAGGTGTGTCATTTTTATGTAGTTTTATTTTTTAGACAATACAATATACTCCCCGGCCTAGACCGGGGATTTTAAAATCTTAATACGTGAGTAGGGTAGGGCTATTTGATAGTCCTCTTGATCTCGTCCATCAACCTCTCTGTTATCCTCTTGTCGTGCCACTCGTGCCATTCGGTGAATAGCCCCTTTGCGGCGATGAAGAAGAAGCAAGCGTTCTTTAGTTCCGTCTCTTGCGAGGACGTGATGCGTGACCATCTGAGCTGTTCTTTAACGTGCTCCAGTTCCTTGGAAAGCCGATCGTTCTCCTTGGATAGGCGGTTGATGCGGATAGTTTGTTGACGTGCTGTTGGAGTACTCATAGCGCACCTCCTTCCAGCCCGGCTAAAATGAATGCGGACATCAATAAGATTAGTACCTTGACATAGCCGATAACGTCGTTCTTGTTATCGCACTCGAGCAAGCCGAATGACATGAAGGTTAATAGCTTGGCGATGGATCGCCATGATAGGAAGCTCGTTTCGTGAGCGGACGTGGTTGTGCAATTACTGTTGTTCGTTACACTCGCAGATTTCATAGGACTTGGCATGTTAATGAAATTTGAGTATATAAAAAAGGCTATCGCCCCACGAACCGCCAAGTCCAAGTTAAAACACAAGTGTCGTAACCCATGTGGATTGATAGCCTTTATATCTTTGTAGATATAACACGCCATGTCTAGCCATAAAAATAGCTACGACAAACTTGTTTTCTAATACTTGAACTGGCGGGTCCACTGCAAAGATACAACTCAAATTCAAAATGCCAAATGATTTTATGAAAAAAGCGGAAAAGATACTTTCTATTCCGCTTCGTTAATCAATGATTGGGTGAGATTTTAATCTAAATCGATCACGTCATGCAATGCCATTATCTTATAGGCGGCTGGTTTCCCTTGTACCGTCTGAACGATCACGTCAACGATGTAACCTTTCAGCATTGGATTTTGAGCCGATCTTAGAATATCGTCCTCTAGCGTGTCAGAGTCAAACACTAATCCTAATTTCCTGTCTGATATAGCGTCAATAACTCCTTTGTTACCTCTGTCAGCGCCATCCTTCCTGACTTGATATATGGTCATCAATTGTTTCCTGTAGATATCTCCCTCATTAGATAGCGCCTTTCTCTCCTTTAATGCGTTATCCGATTGGTTTTGTATACCGTTGCCTTCAATATGATTGAATGTACATCCCTCGAAAATGACATTGCCTGCGTTGTCGTTGATTACTTGGACGGTCATTAAGCCGTTCCTGTCATTTGCCGGTATGGACACCATATCATGAACGCCTTTAAGTTCCGGTACGTTCAACTCAGGTTCGTCGCCTTTAGACAAGACGAAATAATCATAGATACTTTTAATGTGCTTGGCGAAGTCAAGTATCAAATTAGAATTTTCCACGAATGGAATAACCGCCAAGGACGCTAGCTCTACGAGATGTATGTCAATACTTCCTTCTATTATTTTACTGACATATAGCTTTGCGTTAGCCTCCTCTTTTGACTTCCCGTTCTTTTGGGCGAAGTTGGAGAACAGCGTTCCAAAAGCGCTCATCGTTTTCGTGAAGTCTGAAACATCTACAGGCTGGGAGTTCTTTATGTGAATCCTTAAAACGTTATTATTATTCATGACTATTTTTTTTTGAAAGATACTATTCATTTTCAAGATACCAAACATATTGAAGTTTTTTTAGAACCACGGGATATATCCCGGTGGCGTGTTGTCCTTGTCCTTGAATCTTTTTAGATGCTCTTCCACGTTCAAGCCCTCCCTTACGAGGATGATCGTGTTCTTGTCAACCCTTACGGGTATCCTCTTGAATTTAGGCTCCGGGAGTATATCCCCGTTTGCCTTAGTGTTCGCTTTGATAGTTCTCATATAAGTTATCGTTTATAGTTGTCACAATACCGGAAGGAGTTCGCTACCCTTCCGGTGTTCAATATCTCGCACCATACGGCCAGACCCTTGTGAGGCTTGCCGTGCACGCAATCGGCGCATCTGATACGCTCGGGTTGCTTGGTAGGTTTCTTAGCCATTCAAGTAGTCTTTTATAAGCGCGATGAAATCGTCCAGCGATCGGCATATCTCATATCTGTACCCTTGAGCCTCTACCGCCTTCTGGAATGCCTTCTGGCTGTCCTGTTGCCGGCCTTTTCTTGTCTTCATTTCCACGTACAGACCGTGATGGACGTTATTCGGGACTGACAGGAACAGATCGGCTACCCCGGCCAATGCCCCTTCCGCTTTCAGTATAGCCCCGGTTACCGTGTCCCTCCGTCCTCCGTTCGGGACGCTAAAGAAGCATCCGGCGTATTTCGGGTATTGGAGACGGAAGTATCTGACGCAAGCTTGCTGGGTCTGTGATTCGATATTCCTCATTTGTACTTGTCGTCTATCAAGATTAATACAATAAAAATTATCGCTAGGATAGCGAATATGAACGTTATCACCCCGAAGGATAATAACAGGCTTTGAAAAATGTCACTCATAATCGTAATTGTCAAAATCGTCCGGATCGTAATCCGGAATGTCGTTACCGAAATCCATGATTGTTATTTGTTGTTGGTGGTGGCAGCGGGATTTGAACCTGCACGATAGGATTGATGTGGATTGTCAGGTTTTATTTTCAACCTATCTAACACTTAGCAGAGAATTTCACTCTACGATTAACCACACTCAATTAGCGTCTACCAATTCCGCCATACCACCGTGTTTGCCCCGCATATCCTCACGGACGGCGGGGATAAAAACTAAATCTAATACCATGAAAAACACACTAATATCAATATCAAACCTCTAGCTCTTCAATTAAGAGTTGTCCACATCCCATGAACCATACTTGGGAAGCTGGTGATTTCTGGAGCAAGGCGATCTCTATTGCGGCCTCCTTGAACTTGCTCTTGTCATGCCCGGCCTTTTGCCTGATGAAGGATTGCGTTCTCGTAATGAGATCTCCGTCCCCTTCCTTGGGATCACGGGTTATGATATCCTTGCACTCTCTCATCTTATCCTCTATTGATTTAGAGGTGTCAGACAATGATTTCTCTATCTCTTTTTTATCAATGTCAACAACTCTCTTATTGACATCCGCGTTGAACGGGAACACGTCCATGATCATTGTCTCCGAGACAGAGGCTATGGTATAATCCGCCATTGTCCCCTTCATGCCTTCTTCTAGCACGGCTATGGCCTCTTTTAGATTAGAGGCTTGGGCTAACATGGTAGCGGCGGTTTTCTTTTCCGCTCCGCTCTTCTCGTCCAGCGTGATAAAATAAACCTTGATCTTATAGAACCGATCACCATTCTCGTTGAAGAATAATTCGGATAAACGAGCTCGTTTGATGTCTGTTACCGTGAACTCACCCGTGATGAAGGGGCGGATCTCCTCGGTGATTTTTGCTTCCGCTTCCGTAAAACTTAAGCTATCAACTAAATATTCTTCTGTTACCCGTTTTTGATTGCCATTTTCTAATAATTTTTCAAATGACACTTTACATGAAAAATATGTTCTTGCCATAATTATTTATTTTTTATAAATTCCCACCTAAAACCTCCAGCTTGTCTATTTTTACCTTGACATACGCAAGATATGTTTTGGCTTTTTATCCCTGTTGATTTGGCCGCTTGTGATATTGATTCAAATTCTCTTATATTATTTCCTTTATTATCAATTTGAATAACAGGTTTACCCGGCGCAAATTTCTTTTTTTAAATATCTCTTCTGTGTATCTGGTTTTCAGAAGAGTCACACCATTCTATATTTGATAGATTGTTATTGGTCTTATTTCCATCAATATGATTTACTTGATTTTTGAAAATATCACGGGGTAGGAACGATTTAGCTACTAATCTGTGAATAAGAAAACGTTTATATTTCCCATTCTTAAATAGTGTCACTGTTAGATATCCTTTACTATGCTTGCCAAGCGATAGAATTTGGGCATTTCTTTTATATCTTCCAGTCCCTTTACTTTCAAATATCCTTTCCTTAGACCTAACTCTACCCATATTAGAAACTTGATATAACCCTTCGTATCCAACTATATCTTTCCAAATTTCATCCATATTTATATCATGTATTGTGCATATTGTTAATAGTTTACGTTATACTTCTTTCTCTCGTATTGTGGTACATACCCCTTACAAGGGGTGTTCCCCACAAATAAGACCGATTCCGGCCTTACAGTTTCCCCATCTTTTTTAGACGGGTCTTTCCAATGTTTTTGCCGTTGATGGCAGAGGCAATGTCTTTTAGAGCATGCCTCATTGAGGCAGTATTTAAGATCTCTCATTTTTCTTATAGGCTTCCAGCTTCTTGACTTCCTTTTTAAGGAGTCTAACAGCATCCATGTATCTGACGCTGCCATAAGAAGCGGTAATAATAATGTTGGTATGCCTCACGATCTTGTCGATCAGGTAATTTGGAGGCCTGTCGCTTTTTCTCATGACTAAAAATTCGATAGGTTTCTCATGAAATCGTATTCGGATATATCCCGAAGGAATACCGAGAAAAGCACGTCCTTCACACGCTCGTAGAGATCCATGAACTCGGCCTCGTCCATCTTGTCGAAGGCTATCGACTTCGGGACCTCTATCCATTCCTTACGTGATATGCTATAGGCCGTATCGCAATGCCCGGCGGCGATCTCGACGGTCTTCCGGAAACACTCCACGCTCTCCTTGAAATGCGCCGTGGTCTTCTCGTTCTGGTAAGACCATGCGCAATTTATCAAGGCGAAATACTTTTTCAGAAAGTCGTAGTTCCGTGCCAGCGTTATCTTGGCCTTGTAGATCTTACCTAGCTTGAGTTTTTTCTTCTCGTCATAGTCGGAATCATAGCATGGCCTCAATCCGCTGGCTGTGTTGAGCAAGTATAGTTCCATGGTCAGAACGGCAATCCATCGTCTTCTCCAACCGATGGGGCGTTGTTGATATCCTCCGGTGAGGGGATATTGCTCTTGAACGTGGATTCCATCAAGTCACCTATGCCATAATAAACGCCTTCCTTTCGCTCCTCTTTCCTTGGGGCGCAAGACACATAATGCGTATAGGTGCGGTTGTCGAACGTGACAGGCTCTTTTTTCTCCCCGATCGAGATATTGAGGAAGATCTTCTCTCCCTTGGCCGTCATTACTTTTTTCATCAACTCCTTCGGTATGTCGCTCAAGCAGATTGAGCCGTATAAATTCGCCATAATGTTTATGATTTTAAATTTTAGATTTATAAGCGGGGCGGTCGGTTATTCGCTACGGCGGGGGGAACCACCCCCCCCCAGGCACCGCATGCGGGGGGGATTTTTTTTTGGATATTTTTATTAAAAAAAAAAAA